CTAAAAAATACTATAATTTTTGTCATTATTTTCCAATTATCTCGCGGTTGTTTATGAACTCGTACGGCACCTCCTGGTACACATAGTAGTTTTACCAGTTTTAGTATAAAAATGCCCTACGAGCGTTGATTTTTCAACATTCTGTAAATTGAGAGTGTGTACTACTACACACTTACTACACACATTTTCTTCTATATTCTATGATTTTGTTGTCGGTGCTAACGATTTTTTCAATGTCAGCAAACGATTTTTCAGGTGTAACATGTGTATACAAGTCCATTGTCATTTTCAGTGTTGCATGACCCAAATATGATTGAACGACTTTCGGCTCTATGCCTGACTCAAAACATCTTGTCGCAAACGTATGCCTGAATGTGTGACCACTAAAAAATGGAAATTCATCGTCACTGCTCTTTGTATCATTTATCCGTCTTACAACTGAACGTATAGAGTCGCTATATATAACCGAATTAATTGGTGTATTGAACCTTGTAACAAACAAATATTCGTTCTGTTCTTTAGGTCTGCGTGTCGAAACTATCTTTTTAAGCTCAAATTGCTTTGTCAGATATTCCTTGCACACACTGTTAATTGGTACGTGTCTGTAACTCTGCTTGGTTTTTGGCGGCTCAACATGAAATGTCTTGCCTTTATCTTCAAGGTATTTCTGATACACAAGTGTCTTATTAACATCAATATAGCCCTCGTCCATATGTATATCTGCCATTGTGAGTGCAAACAGTTCTCCTGGGCGCAAGCCTGTATTAACTGCCACATTATACATGTTGTCGTAAAATGTGCCTTTACACGCTTCAAAAAACTCGCTCTGTTGCTCTACTGTCAATGCAAAAGCATTAACTTCTTTGTCTGCTCTCAGTTTTACGCCTTTCGCCGGATTCTTAATCATCAGGTCATCTTCCATAGCTCTACTGAACATGTCATTTAAAATAACCTTGATTTTGCTCTGTCTCTCATACTTATAGTTATCGTCAGAAGCTTTGTCGATAAGTAGCTGTACATCTGACTTGTGAATAGATGTTATTTCGTGGTTTCCTAAGTATGGTGAAATGTTCTTCTTATATATATGCGTGTACTCCCTAATGGTATTGGGGCGCACCCTCTTTTTCTTGTATACATTCATCCACCTGTCAAACCACACATCAAGGGTAATGCTGTCCCTAACACTTGTGAATTGTTGATTGTCGGTCACTGCTTTACTAAGTTCTTTCCGCAGTTCTGACAATTTGCTGTTGTAAATTGTCTTGCTCTTGCCGAACCTATCTTTATATCTGCCCTGATAGAGTCCGTCCTTGCGCTGGGTTATTCCGACCCCCAGCTCTTTTCCTCTCAAATCCTTTCCCATACTGATTTATGGCTCCTTTCAAAATCAAAAGCCATTATATGATAATTTCTATATTACTACATAATGGCTTATAATTCAATATATCTATTTATATGTTATCTGTCTTTTCGAGGTATTTTTCAAACTCCTTGCGCTTAACTAATCGCTTGCCTCTTCCGACAAAGAGCACAAAAGGACACGAGGGATTATTAAGCATATCGTTGATTCTGTTAATTCCGATGTTACTGTATTCCGCAGCTTCATCAATCGTCAGCGTTACCTTTTCCCATATTGGTACTTTGTTAATCATTGCCCGACTCCTTTCTATCTTTTCTTTAATGTCTGCCACTCTCCGGGAAGTGGTCGTTTTTGAGATTAATAGTCTCTGCGATACCTCTTCAAGACTTTTATTGGCAACTAGCAACTCAAAAACTTCCGCTTCTTCATCGGTGAAATTGGCATTTTTCATAATTTCTTCAAGTTCCGGCTTAGTAAGTTTTGAAAACTTCATAAGCCTATCTCCTATTCTTCGGTTTTGCTTGCACTGTGTATACAAGTATTTGAGTATCGGCATGAGCTGTTGCACGGCTTGTTGTCCTCGTATACACATTGCCTTTCAATCGGCTCTATATCACTTATAGTTCTGCTATTCATCTTATCATCACTTCCTTTTTATACTGTTCTGCCATATATTGTCCGTAGCTCATGCCCTTACTCTTGGCAATCTCACAGATTTCCGCAAGTTTGTTTTTCTTAATGGGCTTTCTTTTAAGTTTTTTCTTTTCTCTGATTTTTCTTAATTCCGTAGCTCTCTGCTGTCTATGTGCTTCGCAACACGTGTTTTGGTTGGCTGCGGTCGGTGTAAATATCTTGCTACAGACTACATATTTAATTGGTTTGTAGTGTTTCATTGTTTGCCTCTCCATATTTCTTCATCAAGAATATACTGTCTGATAAATCTATCTGCGTACTGTGGGTGTATCATTGACCTTGCCGTTTTCTTATTATTTGCCCCTGTTTTTACATAATGCTCTTTAGCCATTGCTCTTATAGCGTCCTTACATTCGATAGCGTTATAACTAATTGGCTCAAAAATAAGATTGTTCTGTGGTTCACAATTCAAAAACCAATATTGCGTAGGCTTTTTAAAGTAATCTCCGCTATCTCTTCTATCTCTGTCAATTACCGCCGGGGAATAACACCAATACCGCCTTAAAAAATGTTCTTCTGAATAAGGATTCTCCATTACTAGTTTTAATCCTTTTCTCGTGCAAACAATAAACATTTTGTTTACCAAATCATACATAAGTGAAACTTCTTTAAGCAAATTCATATCAAATTCGCATTTTTCTTCTAAAGACCATTTTTTCTGACTTGCCGACTGCCCTCTGAACCACAGCATTATCTGATTTTCAAATCTTATGCAAGGGAAAAATGCAAATATCAAATCATCAGGGCTTATCTTATCAAACAAACTCGGCTCGCCTTGATACCCCCCTCTATCTCTTTAAAAAGGTCTGTAACATAATCAGTTTCGTTAAATTCATTCTGAATATCATAGTCGTAGGCTTCAATTCCATACTTTTTGAAAGCATTCTTGAATGTGCCCGACTGTTCAAATAAACAATGTACTATCATTTTAAATCCACCAAAAGGAAACCTCGGTTTTATGTGCGCACAACCTATTCCTTTCTGATAAATTAATTAATGTTTAATATTTTCACTACACCACTGCTCTTGTATCTCATCATCGGTCTTATCTTGTCCGTAGATGTCGTACCATGTAAACGCTACCTCTGTCAGACCGATTATGCCGAATACTATGAGGGCGGTGTATACTACTGTTGTTAAGTTGGTCATTCTGCATCACTCCTTAGCCTTAATATTCAAAGCATTTTCAATCTCCCTCAAACTTTCCTGTACATCTGCAATCTGTAAATAATTAAACGGACTGTCGCAACCGCTAACATAGTGATTGATTTCAATACATTTTTGATGGACTAATTGCTTTAGTTCGATTGCGAATTTTCTTTTTTCTCTTATCGTTTCACTCTCTGCCATGTTATCCCTCGATTCCCGCAGTTTTGCTGTAAAGTCCTAGCTTTTTCATTTTTTTAAGAAAAAGCTTCATTTCATATCCTGTAAGGCCAACATTAGTATTTCCAATCTTCTTTTCGTCCATCAAGTCTCTGTCATACGACTGTAAAATATGACGGCCTGAAGCTTTATGCCAAATATCAACGCGCTGCCAATAATTGTACTTTGTATTGTAGCGTTCATATTGAGCACCATGCTTATCTTCACAGATTTTGTTGAATCCAATCTCTTTTAATTTTTCGTCTACGCTTTTAAATATTCTCATATTCTCTCCTATTCTGCTTCTGATTGAAGCCAATTTAATATACACTTCTTACACACCCCTACATTATCTGCATAAGGGCACTCGTCTATATGCATAACTTCAAGGCAGCTATCAAATAATGTATCTGCTAACTCTTCATCCGACATATTCCTTATCCTGTCGGCATTGGTGTGTTTACTATCACATCTGCAACAAGGCTCATTCTCTTTTGAATTGCTGTTGCGCCGGCAGTTACAAGAGGCAGAATTAACTAACCCCAAAATTTCATCGCAAAGGTCAAATATCTTTTCAGAAACCTCAATATCTTCACAACCGCCAATCGCTATTTCTTTGATTGCTTGTAATTTATCTCCTATTGCTAAACTATTCATTTTCTCTACCTCTCTTTAACTGTTCCACCAAGCAAACAAGACGTTCTATTCCGACATAATCACAATCCGGAAGAGAATTTAACAAATCATCGAGTGCTTTACTGTAGACGTCATAATATAGTGATGCGCCAATGTTATCTGCTACGATTTCCGCTTCTTCCAAATTCATTCCTGTACTCATTCTCCACCTCTCAATTCTTTCAACTTTGCTTCTGCTTTTTCTTTTGTGGAAAGATACTTGCAATTTTCCTTGTCAATATCCTCAATCTCGTATATCGCAAGTTCTCTTATAGGTCTTTTCATAACCATTGCATACTTGGGATTGTTTATATCAACAATGAAATACACATCTTTACAAGGTAATTTAACAAGTCCGCCTTGTTCCTCTAAGTCCTCATAATCGGCAAGTTTTTTAAGTGCGTCACTAATATACCAACAGTTTCTTGGTGGAATATTACAATTCCAACATATGCTACAAGTAGGGCAATCTTCGTTTTTGTCTATACTGGCTCCTAGTTCTGTTCTATATGTTAATCTCTCCATTACTGCTCCTTATCCGGAAGTTTAGCTAGTACCCATGCTGTTGTATACCCCTCGCTACTCCACGATGTTGCTCCATCGCTCCAAGTGAAAACGCTTCCATTCTCATATTTCGCAAAATACCTTTTAGCCCACTCTAAGTTGGCACTGTCTCTTACCAGTATTGGCGTATCGACTGCAACTTTTGACCAGTCAACAGGTGGTTCAACATATTCACTGTTCGCCCATTTTTTTCTTGCACCTCTGCAATCACCATTACCAAAACTAAATAAACAATCTTTACACGCTAATTTATAGCACGATGCCAGCTCTAATGTTGCTTTGTCAACTGCTATTTTGCTACCGCCACAAGCAATATCCAAAATCTGTTCTGCGAATTTTTCTCTATTTGTCATAGTTTTGCACTCCTTTCCCATAATCCGGCATGTGTTTGAATCTTTCATATGCCTTATCGTCTCTGTGTTTTTCCATGTAGGCTTTTTGCCTATCGTCTCTCATCTGCTTTATGTGAGCATTTTGAGTTCCATTGTTATCCCATGCGTAAATCATTTTATGTACCTTTCATCAACGTAATTAACTTCATCAGCAAGGCATTGTGCCACTTTTGGCAATGTCAGACCGAATTGATTAAATTTATACAGCGTATCGATTAAGTCCCTAAATTCTGCGATAAACTCTTTAATTTCCCTAACCGACAATTTAAACATTAGTTTAAGTGCCGTACATGCTAAAACCATGTAGCTGTATGCCGTGTCATTCAAAAGCTGTCTCGTATCGTTTATCGTGAGTGGATTATTCCTTTGATAAATCCTAATCAACTGCTGCATTGGGATTAAATTAATCTCTTTCTGCACATCAATGCCGTATCTGACTTTCAAAAGTTCAGCAAGTGTTTCAGTTTTCATTTCATTTTCGGTCTGTGCCCTTTCAAGGTACTCATTTATGGTTCTTTCAAGCCTTACAATGCGCTTATTTCCAAACCCATGGTGTAAATACAGTACATAATATCCTAAGTCCATAAAGTCTGTGAAAGACCGCCTTACGAGCTTTCTACGGCTATTGCTGTTTTTCAGCGTAATCTTTTCTGATTTTGTCCATGTAAAATCCGGCTTTTTGTGCTTTTTCTTTGGTTTCAGTTTGTTGCTCATATTTTTTCATTCTTTCTTCAAGTTCTCGCCTCGTCCTGATGAAACAGGCTTCTGTAGTTTCTTCTGCGACTTTTACAATCTCTTTACCGTGCCACCGGATAGTTATTTTTGCTTCCTTGCTATTGGTTTTGTAAATCATTTGCAAGCCATATTTCCTTTGCAGTGGTCGGTAAAAATCGTAAAAATCTTTCAAGGCGTCCATTGTGGACTCCTTTCTTTTATTTTCTGTCGTGCCAAGTTTGCCTTTTCGCAAGTTGCATTCTTGACATTCTTCTGATAGTGCATTTCACAAACCTTATATCCGGGCTTCACCGGATTATCGCAGAAAAAACATAGTCCTTGTTCATATCTGCCGGTTCTTTCAGGCATTTTAACGCGTGCTCTTCTCATTGTTTCTCTGCAAAATGTGCAAGTGGTATGCCCCGGGTCAGCTTTCCTTTTACGGCAGCGTGTGCATATGCCATTTTTCTTGTCTTTTTCGTATCGCGCTTTTCGCCATGCTTTTTGTCGCTCATTGTATTTTTCAACATCATTAGCACGTATCTTTGACATGGATTCGGCTGATTTTGCCCTACACTCAACACAGCTTTTTTCATCCCCATACAGCAAGTTTTTGCCACACCTAGGGCAAACACCAACTGCCTGTAATTTCTTGTAAAGCTCTCTGCCATATGCTGTGCGTTTACTGTTACATGCCGTACAAACCACGCCTTCTCTATCAAGCGGTTTTCCACAAAGCACGCAAAGGTTACTGGCTTTTCGTTCTTCATATCTCTGCCTTGAATACTTGTCTTTTATCATTTTTTGCTAGGAGTAAAGCCGGCTTTAATTGTGCGCACAAACCTCTTTCCTCCTATCTTTTCATCTGCTCGATACGTTCCTTAATTTCTTTTGGCATTGGAACACCTTTAATTGGCTTATTTTGGCTTTTATTATCTTCGAGTGATAATTTTATCGTACGTTGATTTTTAGTGCCGATTTGAGCTGAATACGAGCTTCTATTGGTACTTTCAATCAATGCCTTTATGTCCTTTGGCATTTTTTGATATTCCTTTGCTCGATTAACAACGACCCTATAAGTTCTCATAAAGTTTGACTGCACTACGTTTTCAATGCTCTTGCTGTCCGTCAGCGCCCAGTTTCTAAGATTATCAGGACTCCCGACAGCCTTTTGTACAAGTGGTGGTAGCTTGTTAAATTCTTCAACTGCACCATAATAGCCATTTCGTAGTGCCCTGCTAACAAGGAACCACGCTTCCATTTCGTTAAGCTCCTGTGGGGATTGAACCTCATGTAGTTTGTTAATTAACTGTCCGATGCTCGGTGTGAATCCGCTTGTATCAGAATGCACGTAAGTTTTCAGTGCCATAGATATTTGGCTGTAGTCATATTCTTCCAACATCATATTCCACACATCTACTGTCTCGGATAAGTTGCTTGGTTTGTAATTGGGGTAGCAATCACACATTATGCGAATGATTTTAACTGTCTCGTCTCTTGTCAAGAATCGCCACCTGCCTTTAACTGTTCTGCAAAATGTATAGCCATACTTAGTCCACTATTTACTCCTGTGTGAACATCAGATAGTGAAATCTCGTTACTTTCTGCGAATTTTGCATTTTCACATTCTGCAATTAAATCATCAATGGCCTTGTTATATTCTTCTTTAAGCATTTTCTGTATCATATCTCCACTGAATACAAATTTCGGCAACCTCTCACTGCAAGCAATCCAACCATCATTGTATTCTTTTCTCAATTCGATAAGCCTATCTGCTTCGTATTGTCTACCACGGATATATGCTTTTTCTAAAGCACATGATTGTTGTGTTGCTGTTTGCCATGCTTTAGTTACATCAACTCCATAATCAACCATATTTTTAGCATACATTTCCGCAAGATTATGTTTCATATCTCCCTTGCATTCTTTTTCTGCCATTTTTATCACTCCTTTACACATTGTCCCAATCAATGGTGCCTTTGTTAGCTGAATGTGGCTCATTGTCTTTTAGTGCAAACAGCCCTTGCCAGCAATGGTCTACTGACTGATTAAGAATTTTAACAGCCAAGTCGTTATCACCCCTTGAAAGTCTCTCGATAGTATTCATAGCTCGGTGTAATGCCATTTCGGTGCATATTGGCTTTTTGATTTTCTTTCTCATTGTCAGATATTCCTGAAAAGCGCTCTCTAGCATTTCATCATCAGGGTAGTAGACAGTTTTCTTTTTAGATATTGATTTATCAATATCTTTTTCTTTTATATCCTTATCTTTACTACCCTTAACTACACTTACCTCACCTATACTTTCCTTACCTATACTTTCCTTACCTACGGATACATCTTGTATACATTTTGTATCCATTTTGTTTACATCAAGCGTATATGCTTTATTTTTCTTTAACCCCAACATTGATTTTTCTTCAACATAATCAGTAGGTCTGTATCTGTCTGCCTGTATGTAATTGTGCATTTTCCAATGCTTAATCACAATTACACCGCTTTCAAATAAGAGCACAAACGATTTTGCAAGTAAGAGTTTAAAATCATCATCGGAAGCACCGCACATTCGCTGTATTTTCTTAGGATTATTAACAAATCCGTCATCATCAGCATTCATAGATAGGTGGAAGTAAAGCATTTGAGTACTGCTCGGCATATCGAGAAAAGCGTCACTTTCAGTTATTTTTTTAGCAAACATTCTACGTTCTGCCATTTTTAATCTCCTATTTTCTTCAAGTTTCGGTTGATGTATTTTAATCTTTTTTCTCACAGTTTATGCGCTTCAAGTTGCGTCCCTGTTTGAATTTCACCCATTCTTCAATCTCGACATTAGTGACCGCGAAAATCTGTTTCAAAATTTCCAAACAGATAATTACATCAGCCATTTCCTCAACAAGATTGCTTCTGTCACCTACACCTCTAATTTCCTTGCTAATTGCCTGTGACAGCTCGGAAAGCTCTTCCATGCATACCACAGACTGCATTCCCTCGCCATAATGCTTTATGCTCTTGGAAACTATTGATTTGTCAACATTAATCTCCATTTTTATTTCCTTTCTTTGATGTTTAGTTACTTTCTTTCTACAATGTGTTGCTCCAAACTTAGACTTGCCAACATATTCGTAACAATCAACACATTTCCATTTGCCGCTCTTTTTCGGTGTATCTGAACATCCATAGTATCTATGATTCTCGTTCGGATAATTGTTCCAGCAATGGCAATCATAGTCTTTGTTAGTCATTTTTATCAGCTTTCTTAAAGGGAACTCCTCTAAAATGCTTATCAAGGTCTAATTCTGTTCCGTCAATGTTGCCATTCAGCTTATTTTGGCAGTGACACAATAGTACTTCAAGGTCGCAAATTCTGCCTGCTCTGTATTCACCGCGAATAAAATCCAAAACCCTATCTACACTTTCCAACCTATATGCAAGTTTATAATCGTCACTACTTTTAAAACAGCTATTGGCAAGCTCTCTGTATTTTTCTGCCTCTGCGTATTTTTCTTTCGCCTTGTTTAAATATTCTTCCGCTTTTGTCATTCGCTTTCACCCGCTTTCAATAAATCCATAAACTTCTCGTACTGTTTCTGCGATACTTTGTTGTGCTTCTTATCGTCTCTAATTTCGATTTTAAGATGTTTTTCAGCGATAGAGGATAATTCTCTTGCCAACACCTTTTTACCTTGCTGTATGCCCTGCATATAGCCTTTAGGTGCTTTTCTCTCGCCTATTGAACCACTAGCACGATTTTCTCCTTGTCCACCTAAACTGACATTTCTAAGCTGATAGCCTTTATCTGCATACAGCTTGATGTAATATTTCTCCTTTTCGTCAAGCTGACTTTCGGGGAAATTCAGAAATTCAACTCGCCAACCATAAGGATTTTTCTCTTTGTCGTACAGCTTGTGTTTGCGTAAACTAAGGTCTATGTGCTGTTCGTATCCTACAAGGTGGCTTGCCAATCTGCTAAGTGTATGTACCGCCTGTCCGATATACGCATACTTAAATCCGTTTTCATCTTCTCGGAGTAGGAAGTATATTCCGCTTTTGTCATTCAGTTTTGGGTTCAGTTTCAACAGTCGCTTTTTGTTTTCCTGTTCAATTGCCTTGGCTCTTGCTATGTTTTGATAATTCAAGAGTTGCCACCTGCCTTTACTATTTCCACAGCTTCTTCAAAGCACTCATCTATCAAAGCTTGAAAACCAGGTGCCATAAATCTAAATCCCGGTATTCTTTTTATTGCCAAATCAAGTGCAGTCTTTGAAGTCAACTTTAATTGTTCCACAACCTTGTCAACATCATAGGCTGTCGGATATTTATCCAGTAATAGCAATACTGTATTTGTATTGAGCAAAGTTCCATTACTTAAAGTAACCGATTTTAAATCTTTCTTTAGTGTGTCTACGTCAATCAATCCCATTCTTATCACGCTCCAATAATATACATTCAGTTTCAAAGAGTTTTTCAGATATATCTTTTGAATTAACTCTGCTCTCAAATTCTTTGATAAAATCTCTGTATGCCTGTTTTCTAACTTCTCGGTCATGCTCGGTACAATCAAGCTCATCGAATGAGATATTGATTTTTTTGATAATACTGTAACTTGATTTATCAGAATTGATATTCATGTATCTTTCAGTGCATATTGGCATAATGCCATTTTTCTGTAATAATTCTGCAATCTGTGATATAAACGCTCTTGTAATTACAGAATCTCTCCGCTCTGCCATATCCTTTGCAATATTTGCAAATATTTTATTCGTATAATCCATTATTTTTCCTTTCTAGGACAGCCGTTATTTGACTGCCCTGTAATCTACCGGCTCTTAGTTAAATGGTAATTCCTCGTCAATACCATCAGGAATTGACATAAAGGAATCTGAATCAGCACTTGGACTGTTTCTACCTATAATTCCATTACTATTGTTCTGTTGATTGGCACGGCTTTCACAAAATTCGTGTCTTTCAACTACGCAATCATTAGTGTAGATTTTTCGTCCATCCTTGTTAGTGTAATTGCCTGTCTGCCATCTGCCCTCAACGATAATCTTAGTTCCTTGGTGCAAATACTTCTCTGCAAATTCTCCATTCTTGCCAAATGCGATACAGCTAATAAAGTCTGCTGCCTGTTCACCCTCTTTCTTAAAAGTTCTGTCAACAGCTAATGTATACCTTGCTACCGCCATACTTCCGTTTGCTGTCTGCGAATATCTAACATCAGCATCCCTAACAACTCTCCCCGAAATTATCACTTTATTCATATTTTTTCCTCTTGCTTTCTGAAATTCGTTTTCTAGTTTCTTCGCTTCTTTTTTGCCCTGTATGATGATATATTGTGTGTGCTGAATTTGTCATCATACATAAATTTTCAATTCTGTTATCATTTTTTATCCCGTTCAAATGATGTATGCAGCAATTTCGTGGCACTTCTATTCCTGTGGCTTTTTCATAAACTACGATATGTTCCATAACGTACCCGCCTTTATCTGCTCTTTTATGTTCCGGCATTAATATTTGTATATATCCTTTGCTTGTTCTCCTAACACCGCCATTCCAATTACTAGCATTTTTACCACTTTTAGCCTTTGACCTGTTCAAAAACTTAATTTCTTCGTCTCTCTTTAAGTTAAGCGAATAAGCTTTTTTATAGATTGCCAAAAATGTTTTATTAGGAAATAAGGCGATTAATTCATCATTTGTTGAGCAAGAATATTTATCTTTTAATAAAAGGACTTCCTCCTCACTCCATTTGAAATTCATAGTCATTATCTCCTTTCTAAAAAGGGCACTCATTAGGATTAGCAAGTAGCCATTCCTTGTTACGCTCTGCAACATCCACATTTGCCCCATAAGCGACTTTCGACATCTTCTCGATAAAACTATCTCTATCAGCATTTTCGCTCGATAGATGGCACATTATGACGTTCTGCAAGCTATCTGAATAATTTGCCTTAACAAAATCACAAGCTGTGTCAATGGATAAATGACCTCTGAATACGTGATTGGCTTTACTTTGGTTATCCCTATCAACTAAATCCTTGTCATAATTTACACCTAAGAGAATGTGGTTTATGTCTTTAAACTTCCATTTGATTAAATTTGTGTCGGTTATGTAAAGCATTCTTCCCATTTCCTTGTGAGTAATCAGAAAGCCGTATATCGGGCAAGGCTCACCATTTGCGTCTGTGTGTGTCCAATTTCCGTCTATTGTTGTTAAATCAAAAGGTTTTACTGTAAATTCGCCCATATTCATTGTTTTACAACTATCGCCTAAATATGGGGCAAGTATCTGTATTCCCATAGCTTCAAAATCTTCTACTGACTTGCTATGGTCTAGAGGTGGGTGTGACTTATAATCACACCCTTTATCCCCCTTATGTTCCAATCTAAGCCTTTTTTAATCTCCTTAATCGGTATTCCACAATCAAGGATAAGTGTTTCTCCACTGTTGGAAGTTAGCAGATAGCAATTTCCGGCTGACGATGAGCCTAAGCATTTAAGTTTCATTCGCAACCTCCGCAACAACCATAAGGCACATTGGCATTGAATACCTCGTCTATTTCGCTTGCATACTTGCGGTATTTTTCCGGTATTTTGTCCACATCTATTTGCCATTCTCCTATATAGGCTTTATAATTTCTACTATGTCCGCCGGAGTCCCAAAATATAGGATATACGCCTTTGCGCTCACTCATTCTGCTACAATACATACTACCGAATATTACTTTTTCTCCGTCAATCTCGAGCGTCAAATCTCCACAGCATAAATTAGGATATTTACCTGTGTAGCTTATGAATTTGACGTGCTCGGTTACATTTTCTTTATTTGAATTGATTAGCATACTCCCACCTCGATTTCATCATCCTGTGGAAACTGGAAAATAATATTTCTATGGTAAATTCCATGCGTAAATTCTATGGTTCCATTTATCCATGCTTTTCTAAGCATTTCCATAGCCTTATACGCTTTCTCTTTGGAAGAGTACTCACCTAACACGTATTTCTCTCCATTGTATAGTGCTATAACGCTCTCCATTGCGTGGCACACAACTATCTGCTCATAAGGCAAATCAACATTGCCATGCTGTGAAATTACTCTCATATCAGTCCTCCTCACTCTGCATGAACGGCGGTAGTTCCTCTGACTGCTTGTCGGCTGTGTCGGTCGGCTCTACATCAATTATGTTGTCCTCATCAAAATCTACGCTATTTGCGTTTTCTTTGATTTCATCGGCAACAACCTTTTCTGTATCAAGTTTTACATCTGATACATTTTGAAATTCCTCTTGTGCATATAAACCTTGAAATCTATCTGGAAACGCTTCTCTTAAGGCCTGCACAACAGCTACTTTTCTAATCATTGTGGCTGGTTTTTTCGCCCATTGGCTGTTAAGCGAACCATCTTTTTTTCTTCCTGCGTACTCATCAAAGCCTACTGACTGATACTCGTCCTCTTTTCCGTCAATAAAGATTTTCGCCCAGCCACCTACGATAGTTTCGTTAGGTAAAACCATTGTTCCCTCTCGCTCTTCAACGACTCCGTCCTTTTTAATTACAATAATTCCTGCTTTCTTTCCCTTATATCGTGGGTCTGCATTGGCTCTCTTTGTAAAAACGTCTTTTCCAGTAACTATTGTGGCCGGGTCGTTGCTTCCATACTTAATAAGGTATGCTTCTCTCAAAAACGGATTTAAGTGCTGGTATCTGCATAATGACATAAACATCATTACTTCTCCGTCAGATACATTGCCGCCACCGCTTACAAGGTATCTTTTTATCATTGTTGGAGAAATTTTTACCATTTCCCCATTTGATTCATACTCGACTATTTGTGTATTCTCTGCCATAATTAATCCTCCTAAATCTCATTGAAAATCTGAACCGCAAACAGTTCATTAGCTGTCTGCTTGAATAAAACTCCGTCAGATATGACTGTATACATATATCCGTCATACTTAAGCTCTACAGTATGTAATTTATTACCCATATAATAATTTCTCTTCTTAATGCTCATGCCTATACCTCCTATAATCCAAGTAACTTTTTGAGTGTTTCTCTTGCTCTCTCGGCTTCATCTTTCACCTGTTCCTTGCTTTTATCAGCAAGTCTAATTACCGTTTTGTACTCTTCCTCTGAAAGTTCCTCTTTAAGCGCATGTAAAACAGTAACCGCCTCTGCCATAACATTGCTTCTTGTACCTCTAAATGTAACTTCTCCGTCTTTTGCCTTAATCATCTCTATACCTCACTTTCATTTATTATTTTTAATTCAGTTTTGAGTTTTTCAACTTCTTCCAGCTTGTCTGCAATTCTTCTTTCCGCCCTGTTTCGGAACACCTCTTTTGCATATTCAAAGTTAGGTTCTGTAAGAAATAGGCAATTAAAATTAGTTATTCGCCCAACATCATCTTTCTTTGCCGTACTAAGGTAGTTTGGAAAAACTCTATCAACAGCCTTGTATGTCTTAGGCTTCTCTTCTGCTTCACATTCCTTAACGTATAAACCTTTAGGGTTCTTACCATAAATATCTAAAGTGTAAAAGTATAATTTCATATCACACCGCCTCAATCACAAGCTCTTTGTCCTGTGTGTGCTTTAATAAGATTAGCTGGTTATCAATCTGTGGTATTCTCCAATCGTCAACGCTCTCTGTATCATCGATGATAATTGGGAAATTAACGTTTACCACTTTCTGAAAAGCTCGGCACACGTCAACCTCTACTAACATCCTTGCACCATGATTGAGATTTCTTGCATATGCTTCACCGTTATAAACGAAGTCGCAGCACTCCTCAGTATCACCATTTAAGAGCGGTCTAAACAGCTTTGCTGTGGCAAAATTCAGATACTTATTAACGTCAGCCTGTAAAAGCTCATTCTTCTTACGAGTAAACTCTTTGAGCAAGTCAAGTTTTCTCTCCCAATCAGCTATCTCCTGATTGAGGTCTTTTCTCTTATCTTCAAGGTCAGCTATGCTATCGTCTATACGCTTGTTATTCGCCACACCAAGCTCAATCTTTGTGTCAACCGATGAAACTTGCCTTAACAGTTCGTTTCGCTCGTTTTTAAGCTTTCTGATAAGTTCCGATGTGTCATTTTCATCTGCAAGAGCTTTCTCTTTTTCCTCGATTTTAGCCTTAAGTGCCTGATACTCACTGTTGCCTGTCATATCAATATCAGTAGGCAAGTCTCCAAGCTCCATTTCAGTACCATCGCGTCTTATCGTCAGCTCCTTAAGTTCTACCTCAAGGTCTGCTATCTCTTTTTTCTTATCCTCGATAGCCTGTTTAAGCTCCTTGTTGTCATTTGATAGTGCATTTCCCTTATCTTCAAGCTCTTTAAGGTTCTTTGTCTTTCGCTCGTCAAAGTCAGCTCTCATGCTCTCTATCTTATCTTCCGGCAACTTCTGACCGCACATCGGGCAATTAACACTGCTTTCATCAAAGGCGAGCTCTTTTGCTTTTCTCCAATCAGTGCGTACCTTCTCTAAGTCTCTTGCGCAATCTTCAATCTCTTTTTCGGAGCTTTTAATGCTAGCTTTTCCAGCTCTTATCATTGACTCTCCTTTGTGAATTGAAGCATTGAAGTCATCAATCTGTAACTGTAGCTCCATGCGCTTTTTCTGATTGTCAGCGTTGGCTTTTCTTTCCATATCAGAAAGCTCAAATTTAAGGTTCATAATGTCCTCTGTGGCTTTCTGCTTGTCCTCTAAAATCTTGTTATAGTCGGACAGCTTATCTTCAATTTCCTTAAGCTGTGGTTCGTATGTTTTCTTTTGCAATTCAAGCTCTGCAAGGTCTGTATACTCATTGGTGGAATGGATTGTATCAATCCTTGTTGAGATTTCGTCTCTTTCCTTAACAAGTCCTTTTGAGCCATTCCTACCGCCTGTGCCGTTTAGCTTGCCACGACATACTTTTTTGAGCTGGTCTACGTCCCCATCGTCAAACATCGGTTTAAGTTCGGCAAACTGTGGAAACATATCGCAGATTTCTTCATCAGTACGTGTGCCAAAATAGCTTGCAAGTGCTAATCTCTGCTCTGCCTGTGACTTGTTGAGTAATGTCATGGCATTTAAGCAAAATGGTAATACTCCAAGTTCTGCCATGTTGTCATTGATGTACTGATTGTAGTCAGCCATTTTGTAAGGTACATCATTAATTGAGTAATCAGTAACACTTCCTGTAATCTCGCCTTTTTTGTTGCGTTTCTGCCTTGTAACCTTTTTCAGAGTCTTTGCTTTTCCGTCAATCTCAAAGGTAACAGCTCTTACAATATCAACATCATCAATCTCAACTCCGTTTTCATCATGCGGTCTTATGCCTGTAATCTCTCTGTCGTTCTCATCGTGACAATTCAGCACATCAAGGATAATTCTCTTAACTGTTGATTTGCCGACTTCATTCTGACCGGACAACACAGTTTTCATTGAAAAATCTGTGTCTAATGTGTTTTTGCCATAGAATTTACAAAAATTCTGCGCAAATACATGTGTAATTTTCATTGTGTTTCCTCTCTTTCTATTTGTTTATGGTTTTTAGAATCAAATTTCCGTGTAGGCTTGATTTTTTAACAACTCTCAGATACGAGTCCGACTCTGATACAAAAAGCCACTCGCTCGCCACGTAATGAGCCTTGTTGAGCAATAGCTTCTGCTCTCTTGTTAGTGGCTTCAATCTGTATCTTGTATCGCCTAGCCTAATTCGTCTTACATTGTTGCTCATTTAGCTTCTCCATTTCTTTATCTAATAACGCTTGAAAGTCAAACGATTTGTCCTTGTGCCGCTTAGCTCGATATAGTTCTTGTAGGTAATCGTTAGCACTCTGACGTTTCAATTGGCTACCAATCGCAGTAGATGTCAAGATTTCCATTCCCGCTCCCTTCGTCATATACAATCCCTTGTATGCCGACAGGAGTATCAACCACAACTCCATGTGGTAAATCATCACTTGCAATTACAACGTATTCGTTTTCATCAACTACCAATCCGTGCTCGTTTAAATGTCTGCCTGGAATATTTAAACCGCCTCCAGGTAACACTCTCTGTGAGTACCACGTATAAGTGTAATCGCCGTATCTGACTCGCCCTAGTTTCTTAAACCGGCTACAACTGTATTTCTTACAGCAAGTTGGAACTGTTGGCTCTTCATAGGTCTGCTCAACTACAACCGGCTCATTCTGAGTTACTGTCGGCTCAATCTTCCCAAGCATTACGCTATTTAAATAGGAAGTAACACCGGCTGTCAGCTCAATTTTGCTATCTGCTCTCGTTACCATTGGCTTTAAGGTCATAATTCCAATTATTAAAGTCGATAACATCAATATCCTTTTTCTTCTCATGCGGTTCGCCCTCCTCTATGAGACAAAATGCAATTAGTATCAGCCAAAATACTGTTACGATTGCTCCAACGATAATACTCGCTGTCTTAATTCCGTATGTCACAGATAATCCAAGGAAAAATGCAAATGCTAATGCTCCGAAAATCGAATAGCCACAGCCGGTATAGAATTTCTCTTTTAAAGTTCTTTTTCTCATACAATCACCTCACTATGCAAAACTCTGTTGAGCGTTTGCGTCATGAATAAGCTCATCAAGATACTTAGGTACGACATAGCAATCAATGAACTCATGCACATCGTCTATATACTTTCTCTTGATACTCTTATAAGTAGATACACAGCCATACTCACGCTTTAACTGCGTCCATATATCAGAAAATGTCTTATGCCTGATACTATTATCCCTGTATGCTTCGCTCTGCTTGCCACCAAGGATATTTACAACTCTGCGCTTAACATGCTGTTGTATCTCGTCAATATCGCAACTATAAAGTGGTACATTTTCCTTAAGCTCGCTCACATCATCTTTGATGTCGTTTACTTTCTGCTCTAATTCTGTGTAGCCCTGTGCCAAAAGCTGTATCTGACCGCCTGTTGTCTTTGGCATACCATAACCGCCTGTTTTTCTGATTGACGGAAGTACCTCTGATGTCACCCATTTACGAAACTTCCTCGCATTTTCTTTTCTGCTGTCAAGAATTACATCGTACAAACCATCTTCATTGACAAATATGGTATTCTGTATTCTTCCAAGTGAATCTGGGATGGGGTAATTTGAAATTACCTCGTCAGTAAGCCTCTGCTTTACTCCCTTTGCTGTAAGCTCTAATATTCTGCATAAATCTCCAAGGCAGAATAAAACTTCATCATCTTTAGTTATAGTTCTGATTTCTCCAAACTCTTCATTATTGAAAATTTGTAAATCGTTCATGTTTTCTCCTTTCTGTGGTATAATCCTCTTATTCTAAATAAGAAAAGAGGTGTAAATATGGCTACTGAACAATGTGTGTCAGCTTATGCCACTGCTAAAATTTGTGGTTTTAACGGCTCATATAGTGATTTCAAAAAACTGTACGACCAATACTGTGATGAAATTATCAAAACATTGCCTAATGAAAAACCACAATTAGCAAAAGTTGAACCAGCTAACAATCCATTCCGTACCCTAAATTACTTCTAAAAGCTTTAATCACTGGGGAAATGGCGGTAAGTACTTTAATCGACAGTTCAATGTCGGTTTCTTCCGGGTGCTTATCGCCACTTTTGATTTCTCTGTAATCATCAACAATATCCATGGCGATATGCTGTGCGAATTCATCAATGCTGATATATCGAGAATCCTCTTTTTCAGCAATTACACTTTTTCCGTCCTTGTCTGTTATTGTGTATCTCTCTTTGCTCATTTAATTAACTTCCTTTCTGTGGTTGTTTCTGTCATCTGTGCTTTAATGGAATTTGCTGTACATCATTCAGAAATAATTGATTTTGTCAAAGCTTTGGCAAAATAAAATGGCAAAAAATCTGAAACAGCAAAACAAATATTGAAAGCGCTAATGCTACATCTGAAACAGATGGTTTTTTCATTTTTACTCCTTTCCCTCTACTCAATAAAATAAGAAACTTCTACTCCAAAATAATTAGCAATCTTAATTAGCTTGTCTGTTTTTGGCATTGATTTTCCCGACTTCCAATCTGAAAAAGTACTTCGTGCCATTCCGAGTTCCTCCGACAGTTTGTAAAACGAAACGTTTCTAGCTTTTATGAGCGTATCAAGTTTTTTAAAACTCGCCTGTCGTTTTTCCTTATTCAATTCCCCATCTCCTTTCTTGACAATAGTTAGGAAATCCGTTACTATAAAAAGTGCCATATTAGGCAAAATACGCTAGGAGGGAAAAGCCTTGAAAGCAATTTTGATTTTGCCTGTTCCATATTTGCGAGGTCGCATTTAAAATGTAGCAATCGGTGTAGCACATTTTGGACAGTAAAGCTCGATAAAAAATCATGGCTGGCATGTCGGTAATATGCCGTGCTACGCTAGATACTCCTCTCAATCCGTCAGCTAATGGCAACTAACATGCTGAACTTAAACTGCATAAGTGACGGAACATTTAAAGAAGCATTGTGTAGTACCAATGCGTTGAAAGACTTCAAAATGTATATGGTATAAAAAATATTGGAGGTCACTATGCAATACAAACCAAATTACCCAAATATGGATAAATTATTTCCGCAACACAAAATTCCTAAAATTGAATCACCTACATATGAAAAAGACAAATCTCCATACGAGCTTTTAGAAAGTCAGTCTGCTTATCTTGAAAAGACAAGCAAGGAACTTCACGATATGGCTCAATCTGCTAAATCTCAAGCCGATTCCGCAAAAGAGATTGCTGAAAGTTCTAAAACGCAAGCTGAACTAGCTATTAAAGAATCTCAAAAAGCTAGTAAAGCATCTGCCACTTCTGCGGTACGGGCAAACATATCTACGATAGTTTCAGTATTATCTTTAATTCTTTCTGTTTTTATTAATGCAGATAAGATAATAAAGACTGTGCAAAGCTTTCTATCTTATCTACCCCAGTTAGGACATTGATTAATATTGAAAGAATTCCACAGACAATCGCTATGTTTGACATGGTGTTTGCCTTTTTGCAATTTCCCATTATCTCTTCACAAGTTTTATGAATGTCGTTTGTATCCACCTCTTCATCTCCTTTCTTTCTAATCCACGAAACTCTCAACCGGCTCATCAAGATAGCTTGCAATTTTAATCATGGTGTCTAATTTTGGCTTGCTTTTATCTCTCTTCCAATCTGAAAGTAACATAGGTGAAAAGTTCAAGTCTGTTGCTACTCGGTATGATGTGATACCCTTTTTCTTCAAAATTTGCTCAAATCTCGAATATGATTGAGCATATTTCTTAGAATTATTCATTTTTTACGCTCCTTTCCTTAAAAATATATTGATTTTATTAAGGAAATCCGTTATAATGAAACTTACCAAGACAACAAAATAACAAAATTAAAACCTAGGTTTTAAGGCTTTCCTTAATCTAGGTCTAGTATATTATGGTTTTCTTTAATTGTCAAGCATTATTTTAAAGTTTTCCATAATAATTTATGAGGAATTTTTTATGTACGAATACTATCAGAAATTACTAGACGAAAAAGGCTTGAAAAATGCCGATGTTTCAAGAGCTACAGGCATTTCAAACATGACTCTATCTGATTGGAAAAGAGGAAAGAGCGAGCCAAAAACTAAAAATATGCAGAAAATTGCTGATTTTTTAGGAACTACCTTATCATATCTAGTTACAGGTGAAGAAAGTAACCCTATATTTGAACAATCAAATACAGATTATGACATTTCAAATATAGACAGCAAGCTCAAAGATTATGTATTTAAGTTATCTAAATTGTCGGATAAAGAGCAAGAAAGTATTATGAATTTAATAGATGTGATGTATGAAAATACTCAAAATAAATTAAATTAATAAGAAAGGTGGTATTTTATTATGAGTAAAACTGTTAAATGTCCTAAATGGGGTTGTGATGGTGTTGGCATACCTGTTGATACCAAGAAAAAATTCTCATTCGGTAAAGCACTTGTTGGCAACACAGTAGGTGGTCTCTTCGGACCTGCCGGTGCCGTTGTCGGTACTGCTACCGGAATTAAGGGAAAGAATGGCAAAACAAAGTTTGTGTGTTCAAAATGCGGTAACGTTTGGGAAAAGAAGATATAACTACCAAGGCAGAGCTTTTACTCTGCCTCTATTTTTCTTTTGATGAATACATACAAGTACAATAACAGGTCTTTATCTTCCAAGCCCTCAATCATTTTAATTATTTCATCCTTATATTCCATACAATACTACCTCCGATACATCAATTATAGAACATTTGTTCTTAAACGTCAATATAAGGACGGCAGAAAAATCCACCGCCCTACCGAAACTTGAAGAGTTCTCTTATTTGAGAACATCATCACTGTAGCACTTTAAAGTGTTTTATTTTGTCGAATATTGACAACATGGATTGTAAAGAATAGAATGACAAAAAAGAACTACAAAAGGAGATGTTAATATGGCAAAAACAAATAAATGCAATTCCTACGTCATCAATGGTCAAAAAATCAATGTTGATGATATAATCAAGCATTATAATGGCAACTTAGGCATGGCTTGTAATGAAATATCGCAAAGGACTTTGGTTTCATTTGAAACAGCCAAATATTATGTAGAGTTGTGCCAAAAAGATGAGCCATTCGTTAAGCAAAATTCAACAGTAAGCTTCACAAGTGGTATTCTCATAGCTGTTCCGCTTATAATGTTTATTGCAACAAAAATAGGATTCTTTCCGGTGGACAATGACCTTTTTATTGCTATGTTTGGCTTAATTTTTGTGTGTTGCTCTATTGCTTCAATTATTCTCGGAATAATTGATTTAGCATCTAAGAATGAAATTCCACACAATCATGGTGGTTCTATCTTTGGCATTGTTGCTTCTGCGCTGATGTGGCTTGATTTTATTTTTCATTGAACTAAGGAGAGGTTTTCCTCTCCTTTTTATTCTAATTGTGAAGTAATGTACTCATACTCTTCTTGCGATATTTTACCACTCGCTACCCTGTCGAGCAGTTCTTCTTTGGTTACTCTGTCGCTCTCGTATAGCCTTTTAAGGCTTTCAACTAAAATTCTCATATTAAAGCACCCCCTCATCCATTAACTGCCTTGTATAGTTGTCTATCGCTTCCTCGTCAGAGTGCTCGTTAATCTCTTTTGCCTGTTCCATAGCAATAAGATACTGCGAGTATTCTTCCTGTGTCAGCTCGCGCTCCTCGTACTCCCAATGCTTAGGCTTGTAAGTAAAATCGTCCTCATTTCCTGTTGCTTCAACCGATTTAATATTTTTTCGCTGATAAACGATATTCGGAGAAGATATTGTGTCAATGTCAAGTGGCTTGTCCGATTGCATACTCTCTACGAGCTTGTATTCTGTCATATTCAATACACCTTGCCTTTCTGTCTAATGTTGAAATTTTGTGTTTTAGTTTTCCGAAATCTATAAATGGTTTGATATGCTCCTTATAATAATCGTACATATCACAATTTTTAATCCACGCAAGAGCGGAAACCATTTGTTTTGAGTCAAATATTGTAACCTTTGTTTTTCGCCATATTCTAACTGCTTTTGCTCTTATTTTCTTAAGGATTGTTTTTCTTAAGGTAGTTCTATTCCTATAGAATTTATATCCCATAAAATCAAGCGGTCTGCCGTATGTTGCTGTCTTTCCATTCTTGCTAACATATGGATTTTGGGATAAATAGTGAAAGCGAAATATCTGCCAGTTTGCCTTGACTGTCAAGCCTAATTTCGCAAGCCTGTTATCAATCACAGCTTTTACCTTGCGCAATTTCTTTTTGCTTGCACAAAATATAGCCATATCGTCAACATAACGTGCATATTTCAGTTCAATGCCGAGTGATTTGATTTCATGGTCAAGCTCGCTCAAATACCAGTTAGCGAACCATACAGAGGTATAAAAGCCAAGTGGCAAGCCATTAGGCACGCAATGTATAACATTTTCAACAATCCGCATGAATTTAAAATCTTTGATTTTAGATTTAAGCTTTTCAATTAATTTATCCTGTGGAATACTAGCGTAAAATTGCTTCACATCAAGCTTATAGCAATATTTAATATTTTTACCGCCTTGCCTTATCCATTTGCATATGTGCTTCTTGCCATACGCTCCGCCACGCTTAGGAACCGAGCCGTAACTGTGCTCATACATTCCCTTGTTAAACATGGGTTTAAGCACGTTCACTATCATGTGATGTACTATTGACTCCATAACTGTCGGTATTACTATCTTACGTTTCTTTCGTGATATTCCGTCATATATTTCTTTGGGTTTATGCTCAAAAGGTGTGAAGTTAATCGCATATTCTCTAATTTTGGGTATGTATGTATTAAGGTCTAATAAAATTTTCCTAACCTTGTTTCTTTTCTTTTTACCCTTAGAGAAGTTTTGAATTGCAAGTTTTATATTTTCGTCTGAAATAAATTCAGCATATAGATTTCTGTATGTTCTCATACGTATTCTCTTCCTATCCTCTCTACCACGTTCGACTATTTCCTGCTACTAGCAGTAGCTTGCATCGAGTTAATTTTTACCAAGGGGTACGGAATTTAGTCTGCATTCATTTTATCCCATGAATGATAGGTACAGAAGCCCCGATGTTCCACCTCGCGTTACCGGCCTCGTTGTTCAAGTTCACGTAAAACGCGCCACAATGCCGACCGTTGTTCAGGTTGCCACCGAAAAGAGCAAAGGCGCAGACTAAACCCCTTATATAAAATTAACTACACACGTTTATAGTTACAAATTTTCTTAGGAGAAACGTGGTTTCTCCCTTTCTGCTTAGGCAGAAATTCCCTCTTCCCTGTTGCAAGTTATTTGTAGGAAAGAGAAGCCCCGAGGGTCCACCCCGCGGTACCGGCCACGGTGTTCAAGTCCACGTAAAACGCGCCACAACGCCGACCGGTGGACAGGCTGCCACCGAAAAGAGCAAAGGCTATAATTGCAATGTTAAACCAACAACCATCAGGATAATAGGTCGATGATGAGCCTGTGATTGATGTTGGAAACATGCCTAATGCCGTATACAGCATATCTTTGATATATCCACCACTTGTACCACTAGGAGTTGAATTAGGTATCTCGATATATCCTGTTCCATCAGTGTTATAGTTAGTTGCTTTGCTTCCGTCCTTTGTTGACGGAGATAGCTTGACTTTTGCTATACCATTAGCAAGTATAAGTCCAACTGTTCTTCGCCACTGATTGCCGTAATAATTCTCCATTCCGAATACTTTAACTCCGGCTTTTCCAGCATTCTCGCCCCAAAATAAGCCTTTGTCATTCATTGTGCCGGTCTTAAGCAATAAGTTTTCATCACTGACATTTTCACTCATGCCTCGCCCGAATACATCTTGCGTATCGGTAGATTTTCCCATAATGATAAGCAAAATATTAATCAAGAGTCTATCAACGTACTGCTCGATTTCGTAGCCTGTACCATTAGCTCTTGCATATGTCATTTCTTGACTGGCTGATTTCGATTTAATAACTGTTTGACCGCTTATTGAGCGTAGCTTATTGTTGCTGTCAAGCGAGCCGTTGTAAATCGGTGTATAAAAATGAGATTTTTCATTGCCGTTAATGTCGATAAAATTCAGATTTTTAAAATCTTTATCAGCTTGATAGTTAGCAACATAAAGGCTTACACTGTTTGGATTGCCTTTGTCGGGTGCAATTTTCCACCATATAATGTCTGTGCCATTGCCCCACTCCATCATAGCATTTCCATCATAATCAACGTTCGCTACATCTGATGCACTGCCATCCTTTTTTTTAGTCAAGTTGTTCTCGTTGAGATAGTAGTCAACCTGTCCATTTGTCTTAAACATACATGGTTTTGGCATAAAAAAAGCATTCGCCCATGAGCCATAATCAAAAGTTCCACTTGTAAAATTCATAGCTGCCGGAGTCATGCCTACTGCGTCTGCTAAATATCTGACTCTTGTTTTCGGGTTACTATCCGCACTGTTGATGTGAACACCATAAATAACTCTTCCCTCACTTAATTTTGTACCAAGGGCTCTAATACTCTCAACAATCGCTTGCCCTGTTGTGTCTGATATAATGTCTATTCCGCTCATATTAGTCCTCCTTGCTTACATTAAGTAATCCGGCACTTGTCACGGAAAAAGTAATGCCTTTTCCGTTTGCTTTCTGCTCGACAAGTCCGGCTTGTTGTTCTGCTCTTTGTGCAGCTTCATTTGCAGCCTTTGTAGCTGCGTTTGCTTGACTTACCGCCGTATCAATCTTTCCTGAAGCTTGTGCAACCTCGTCCGCTTTTTGTGAAGCAGTTTGCGCTGATTTTTGAGCCTGTGAAGCAGAATTACTTGCCGAGGTAGCTTTTTCTGTCGCAGTCTGCGCTGATTTTTGAGCCTGTGATACGGATTGGGCCATGCCGTCAAGATAGCTCTGAATAAGTCTTTGAATTTCAACGTCAAAATCCTCAACAGTTCCCATTCGCTTAACTATTCCGGGCGCGAAACACATCCATATCTGCTGTTTTTTCGTGTCGGAGTCGGTCGATACCGCCCATTCTCCGGCTTTCATTTTTGAGGGGTCAAACTGTGCATATGCTCCTCGTCTCATTTGAATTGCCATAAGCTACACCTCATTTTCATCAATTATCTCCATTTGCCTAAAACGTGAAGTTGTAAATACAATTGTTTGTTTGTTTCTGCGGCAGCCGAGTTTATACAAAACTCCAACTTATCACTGCTCCATCTCGTGAAAAAAATAGAATACAGCCCGCCGGCACTACAAAACACAGTGCCTGTAGTATGTAAGATACTTTTTACCCCGTCTGGCATATATACGCTTCCATAAGTATAATACAGACTACCATATTTAGAGCCAAACGAGACAGTCGCGGGAAAACTTCCCCACATTTCTATATATCCATCTGTCCACTGTCTCCAATACCAGCCGTTTTCATTGGTAAATGTTTTTGAGCCAAAAACAGTTTCAACCCCATTAAGAGTCAAATTGTTTGCGGTAATGTCAACGTTAGTTCCACTTACATTAACCGTTTCACCGTTTATGCTTGCAAAGCCACCGCCACAGCCCATACCGCTAGTATGTCCTCCAACGTTTGAAAAAAGGTTTGCTCCCTCTGGATTTACTGTAAGATTATTATCAATATCATTTCCACTGTAATTTCCGCTTATTTTTGTCCCTGTTTCCGCGTCTTGCGCCCAAAAACTTTGATTGAGTCCTGTGGACGGATTGACAACATCAACATTGAAAGCTTTTGTAAATTCGCCGTATGCACCGACTATCTTAGGCGATACAACATAATCACTTCCTATTTGTGTATAGCCGATGTTCTTTTTAAGAGCGCCAAGTTCGTCTTTCGTGCTTTTTACTGCGCTGTTTGCTATTTCTTCAACTTGGTCAGCATTCTGATAGTTTTTCCCCTCAACTGCGCTCATGGTAGTGTAGTTCTTTTTCTCTACCGCGCTCATGGTGGTATAGTTTTTTTGTTCAACTGCGCTCATGGTAGTATAACTGCTATCGTTTTGTAACTGACTATTCTTTGTAGGAATTTGACTTGTATTTGCGTAGTTACTGTCATTTTGTAATTGACTATTCTTAGTTGGTATCTGTGCCGTTGTAGCGTAGTTACTGTCGTTTGTTAAATCGCTTGTTTTGCTTGGTATGCTCGGCTGATTGGAGATATTATTCCATGATATATTAACTCCGTCAGCAAGTGTAATGCCCTTGTTGTCAAGCGTAATCAGAATTTTTCCGTTTGCATCTTTGACATACTGCTTGCCGTTTACGTTATTCTCACCGCCTAAAGTGAGTGTGCCACCATGCGCCCAATCAAAATTAATGCCGATAGCCGACATAATATTGAAAATAGCGTTTCCGTCTTTATCAATTCCGGCTTTCCATGTCTTGCCGTAATCATTCGATACAGCCATGCCATTAGCCGTCATTTTCCACTGTATGTTACTCGATTTCAAGTCTGATTTATTGTGCATAATGTAAATAATTGAGCCATCTTCTTGCACCTGTTCAGTCTTAAAAAGTCCGAGCGATTGAGACATTAGCTGTGTCAGTAATTGCATTTGCTTATCATATACACTTAGTTGTGCCTGCGCAACTTTCCTAGCTTGTACGACAGCCTTTGTCTCATTACTGAATTTATCAGCACTATTTCTTGAAGCATTTTCAGCGTCACATGAAATTTTTGTACCACTTCCAACTGTAAATGTTCGGTTGGAAATAAAACAGCTATAAGTATTCTGCTTGCGGTCTGTCACAAGCGCCACATCTCCGCTCTCAATCAGTGGGTTTGACAAGAGTGTAGCGTCAAGAGGTCTGAAACTCATGCCACCAATTTTTTTAAAGATATAGTTTGCAACTGTCTGTGCCTTGTCTGCCGAAATAAACGGATTATCAGAAATTGAGATTACATATCCCTCTTTTCCGGCAAGTGCATTAACATCTTTTGATTTATCCTCTTTTGAGGTTACAATAACTTTAACACCTGTGATAACAACATCATCAGTCGCAACATTCAAGTCTTTTTGCGTGTAAACATTGTGGTAATTTCTCGCTTCTGTAAATGTTCCACCATCAACGCTATCTCCACTTGAATAGTCGGTGAAATTTCCACCATCAACATTATCGCCATCAGAGTATGGTGTAGTTTTCGTGCCAAAAGTTCCACCATCGTAACCTTGACTGTCAAACTGACTCATATCATACCAACCGATAAGCAATTCACCATCGTGACCGCACTTGCCCCATAATCCGCTCAACTGTAAGACGTAAGCTATTACCTGTCCATATGTGAGTTTTTGATTATCACTTGGTATCTCGTTAATCGTGTAATCAGAGTTATCAAATCTTGCCATAGTAAAAGGTACATCACACTTAATACAAGCGTCTCTGACTACCTCATATGCTGTCGTAGGGTAACTTAAATTGCTGTCATACTCACGATTGAAATTATTAATATTGTCAAGGCAAGTAAGTGTTATGAGCGAGCCGTCATAGCTTGTCTCGCTAACTCTATACTCACCAATTTTTAGTTTTTCGGTTGTGCCGTCAGAAAAGCTTTTTGAAACATATGCTGTTATGCTTGCCTTATCAAAATCATACTTGTTGTAATCTTCATAAATGTTATTCAGCTTAATTTTCAGTTTTCCAGCAATCAAAGCCCCGATTGTGAAAGTGCCATTGCTTGATGTTGAATCATTAACTTCGAAGCCGTTCGCCCACAGTTCACTATCACTAATAGGGATTTTTTCACCGCTTGCCGTAACTATGTCAGCAAAACAATTTACGTTTATATCATTATCGAGCATTACTGCCCTTTGCCATTTAGCCGATACGTTAAGCATTAAATCACCGCCTTATACTTCTACGAGGTCGAAACTCAATGTCTCATACCTCTTATTGTTGATAGTCCATATCTTGATAGGTGCGCTTCTATCACCTACATAGAATGTACGTGTTTCATCAGTGCCACTCATAGCGTCAGGATATGTTACTCTGATATATTCGGGGTTTACCATTTGAAGTATCCTTGCTGTCCTAGCTGTGTCTGTACCACTCCACGACAATTTAAGTTGCCGTTTCTGCGCTATTCTATTCTTGTGCATTTGAGCATCCTGTGTTCGCCCACTGTCGCTTGCAGACACATCAATCATGCCCCATTCAAAAGTTGATGGAGTGGGTAATGCCACTCCATCTACTAACATCATTGCCATATTGTTACCTCGTAAAAAGACACCCACGCAAGGGTGAGTGTCTTAGCCAAATTCATTTGCTACAATATATCGTTGTCCGTGCTTTGCCTTGCCTACTTGTGTCATGCGATAGAGCGTTTCACTGTCGCACTTAAACACATTTTCAATGACAGGTGCAGAGTTTCCGCCAGTGTTAGAGTTCATCATTACTTGCGTCATGCCCTCCATGACGGCCTGTTTAATTCCCTCTGTGATTTGTTGGTTATTTGCTACGGCTGTTTTGCCGTTTGAGAATTTACCGACTATCTCTCCTCGGTTCATGTAGAACGGACCCTCTTCCGGGAAACCACCACTAGCAAAATGTGGTGCCCTGTCGAGTAGTGACTGATACCCCATGTATTTTGTGCCTGTGGTAATATTGAATCTTTTATTGTTGTACTTAAACAAATCATCCAGTGAGCGTACAATGCCATCTATCGAGCTCTTAACACTGCTAAATCCCCAGCTACTTATTCCAACACTGTAACTTTGATTTGCGTACCACTTAAACGTACCTAAACTTCCGTTCGTGTTATCGACCTTTCCTTTAAGCCCATTAAAACTACCACCTGTCGAGCCGAGATAAGCACTTGCGTTACTTGCCATTGTTGAGAACGAGTTCGATGCTCCTCTTCTCATGTTTTCTGCAGCGTCTTGAAATACCCCCATGTTAAATTTAGTGTTACCCAATGAGCCATTAACTCCACTTAATGAATTGTAGAGATTTGATGATAACGTTGAGAAAGAACCACTTGTGCTAAGCGATGTTCCGCTTGCCTTGCTACTCATGCTATCCATCTTGCCCTTGGTTCCGTCAATTGAAGTGTTGACTCCGCTTAAATAGCCACTCACTCCGGCATTTAAGTTTGAAAAAGATGTCCTAGAATTAGAGCTTGTTGTACTTGCTTTTCTTTCCATGCTATCCATCTTGCTTTTAGTACCATCAAGTGAAGTGTTGATATTTCCTAAATACCCGCTTACACCAGCGCTTAAGTTTTTGTAGCTATCATCAATTTTGCTCGCGCTCTTCCCTACTTCTTTTGCGGTATCGTCAACTCCTTTAACTGTTTTCTTTTTAAATTTTGGTATTTCAACGCCGGGTATCTTGTTAAGCAATCCTATAATGTCATTAATAATTCCAACAAAGCCGTTGTAAAGCTGTGGCCCTAATACGTTTTGTAAATCATCAACATTTAAAGACATATTCTTTTTAAATGTTTTCCAGCCTTTTTTGAAATAATTTCCCAAGTCTTTGAAAAAATCATCTACGCTTTTTTCAGCATCTTTGATTTTCCACTTTATTTCCTTAATTCTCCATTCGAGAGGGGTAACAAGTTTAATCTTTTTTCCGTCAAAGCCTGTGGCTTCGTCGCTTATTCCCAATCCGGATTCTGGACTCTTGAACCACTCTTTGAGTTTATCAATCCAGCCTTTCATGTGCGCCAGCACATAATTGATACCCGACACGATAACCAGCACCTCAACTCCCCTTAGTGCAAGTTCTGTTTTTGACAAGCCTTTAGCTGTTGCGTACTTTTCCCATTCAGATGTAATAAGCGTTTTGGTTATCTCTTTAAGTCCGTGTTTCCATGTAAACGCGCCAATAAGAATAGTAAAGGTATCAATATCAAGTTCTCCGATAAATTCCGAAATGCCCTTAAATGCATCTTTCCAATCAACATTGATTAATGTGTGAATTAAAGCATCTCGTATGCCGTGGACAATGTTATTGACTGTTTTTCCAAGTTCTTGCCAGCCTGTCAGCCCTGTAACGTTACTTACTCTTGACATTTCATGTAATGCGCCATTTATAAATGAAGCAAAACTGTCTCCAAGGTTTCCCCAATCAAACGTTGACGTAAATGAAAAAGCGGAAACTATGGCAGTCCTTATCGAACCAGCTATTGTCTTTCCAAGTGCCGTAAATAATTTTGGACTTATTAAGCCGTTAAGGAAGTCTGCAAGCCCTTTTCCAAAGTTCGATGCGCTCTGATACACGTTATCCCAATTAATAGAATTAAGTGAGTCGGCTATTGCGTCACCGATGTACTTTCCGAGCGAGTAAAGGTCTTTGATTGATGATTTGTATTTTTCAAGCAATCCATCGGTCTTTTTCAGTGAACTATCAACACCACTGCCGGCTCCACCGCCACCTGAACCGCCACTGCCCGAACCGCCACCGCTGCCACTATCACTGTTATCGTCAAGTGCGTGTATCTCATCTATGCTAAGCAGCGTCTTTTTCAGTTTTTGGGCTTTCTTATTAGAACTATCAGCGTTATCACCAATATCGCCCACTCCGTCAGCTATGTCCTCCATGCCGTCAGCCGTGGCACCACGACCGCTTATTTCGATAGTCCATCCGAAGATTGCTCCGAGTGCGTCAGCTACAGTTCTTGTAAAACTGATAACCTTGAGCATTACTTTACTTAAGGCTTGAACAAACGGCTTTAAAGCATTGATTATCACGCTACCTATGATACTGCCCCATGCTTGGAACTCTTGCTTAAGGACTCTTACACTGTTAGCCCAGGTGTTCGCGGTCTTAGCGAAATCACCTTGCGCAGCTTGTGTATTTGCCATGACATAGTTGTACCTTAAGAGTACCTTTTCGGCTTGTGTCATTGACTTGATATTTGCGTCAAGTCCGTTTTTCATAGCCCACTCTGAAAGTGTGGCTTGCGTTAAATCAAGTCCGTATCTCCTCAAAGGTGCTATTGTTCCCGAAAAAATGGATTGTAAGCTCTTTGCAACATCAGCTTGGTCTACATCGTAGAATGAAGCCATGTCACCAGCTAACCTTGTAAGATTAAGTGACATATCAGCCATACTGTCTGTAGTCTTGTATAGCGTGTTATTTTGGCTCATAAGAGCTTTATTCGCCACTGCCGTACCATTTGCCACTTGTTCTGATGAAATACCTATAGAGGTACCTAACGCTTGGAAACGGCTTGATATTTGCTTAACTGTCAGCTCTGACATTCCGAAGTCTTGAATTGATGTTTTTGTAAAATCATCAACTTTGCTTGCCATGTCACCAAACGTGGTATCTACTACGTTTTGAACCTCGGTTAGTTGGCTTGCTAAATCAACTGCACTGCCTATTTTTCCTACAGCTCGCATAACCATCCAATAAGTTGCATAAAACTTACCGATAGTTGAAGCTAAGCCCCTGAATCCACTTCTTGTACTCTTAATTGACTTAGTTGTGTTTGAAAAGCCTGTTATGAGCGACCTACTAGCCGAACCAACTTTTGCGCCTTGCTGCGACAGATTAGCAAGTGCGTTAGTCATTTGAATAATGTTACTGTTGACTCTCGGTGCGTTAGATAATGTTGTCATTACCTCTTTCAAAGCACTACCAAGGTTTCTTATGTTGTCCGCAGCATACCCGGCTGATTTTGAACCGAGCTTTGAGATTGAAGCTGTTAGCTGTGTAATCTCTGCTGATTGCTTTGAGATATTTGCAAAGCCCGACAATTCTGTTGCCATGCTCTTTAAAGCACTTGCCGAGCTGACAAGTCTTGCAGTATCAAGGTTGCCGAGCTTCTCCATGTTGGTTGCAATCTTGCTAAAAGTACGAGTGTCAATACTGCTCACACTTCTAAGTGATGTTGCAAGTTGTGACATTCCACTCGCAAAATTGCTTATGCTTGCACCATTGAGGGAATTGAGAGTACTTCCAAGCCCTTGCAACTTAGCTTGTAAATTGCCTATGGCTCTAGTCGCTTGCTGCGCGGCCGACTTGATTTGAAGCTCAATGCTCTCTGCCATTTTCTCACCTCCCTGTATGTAATAAAAAAGAGAGCTACACTAAAGTAGCTCTCATGTATTTAGTCTTTGAGCAGATAGTATGTTGTAATCAATCCAACATATCCATCTTGCTTAAGACCTCTATTCTTTTGAAATACCATGACACATTTAGTGAGATAATCCGTCCACTTGCCGTAATCAGTATCAAGTTTGTAAAAATGGTACTTGTCATGCAGAGTTTTTCTCAGCCACTTAATGGCTGTCGGGCAGTTATGTCTCTGACCGCTCCACAAATTGTGATTTTTAGCAAATCTCTGTGAATTAACTCCAAATCTGCCATCTTCCTTAAGCTCGTCTGTGTCAAATCCGATGTTCATGGCATGTTGCCATTTTCTTACATCGTCATTATCGAGGTAATACTCCTCGTTGCCTTTCCAAGCGTTATTCTTTGCCGGAGTTGCTGTTGGCGCCGAACTATTCTCTATTCCGTCACCCTTGTCAAGCTCAATATAGAGTAAGTTAGCGTCAGTGCTGTTATTCAGACCGCTACAGGTAAATGCACTAGAATACTGCCAACCATACAGAGAATGCTGTATAACAGGCTTCTTTGCGCTATTAGGCTCATCACCGATAGACATTCCCTTAGTTGACGGATAACGCGCTATCCAAAATGGACAATTAATCTGATTTGCGTATGGCGCAATATACTGATTATAAAAGCTAAGCCCTGTGTATACACCGAAGTTAAGACCGGCACTCTTGATAACACTTTGATATGTGTTGATAATATCAATAAGTGTCTGTCCGAGTCCTTGCTGACATTTATCTTCAACATCTAACCAAACAAAAGTTTTTCTTCCGTTAAGCGTCTGAATGACCTTGTTTGCGTCTATCCTTGCCTTGTCTACTGTTGTAGCGTATGAGTAGTTATAAACACCTTGTATCGGCATTCCTACATCAGTACAGCCTTTCCAATTCGCTTCAAAGGTTTTATCCGGATTAAGGTCTTTACGGATTATTTTAAGGACTGCAAATTGCACCCCGGTCCACTTAACCTTGCTCCAATCAATATTTCCTTGATATGACGATACGTCAATTCCTTTATATGCCATATTTTCACCTCATTAATCAGGACTTTCAGGTAGTCCCAACTGCCTTAATGCGTTAATTCGTTGCTTCATTTCATAAACGGCAATTTCCTCATTAGACTCCTTGTATTTAGGCTCGTTATCTTTTGAGTATTGCTCATTTAACGATTTTTCAATGTATTTTGCTCTTGCTTTGTTGCCATTCAAAGCTCTGTCAATCGCTGTAAGAGTTGCGCTTAATCCGTATGTGCCCCACCAAGCCCACATGTTGGAGTCGGTTTCTTTTTGTGCAAGCATATAAGCCTTTGAATAAGGCTCTAAATCAGCCGGACAAGACATGTCTATGTCCTCAACGCTAAATCCATAGCCTTTAGTCACTAAAAGCCAATATGGGCGGATTTCCTCGCAGTAAACTTCCCATGTAAGCTCTTTTACTTCTTGATTGGTTTCTTCTTGGCTGTCTGTTCCTCTTTCACCAACAGCTTCGATAAAAAACTGTTCTTCTCCAGCTCTGCCGTCAAATCATCGTAGAGCGACATTATATCTTTGCCCTCTTCATTCTCAGGGTCAAGGTAATCGTCAAGTAAATCATACATCTTTACCAATTGCTTCTCTTTCGCTTCTTTATCGTCAAAATCAAAGCCAAACTCGTCAGCGTGAAACTTTTGCAAGCCCACGAGCAAAAACTCCGGTAAAAAGCCGAGCATGTTGCCAATCGCTTCAAGCTCATCTCCCTGTTGTCCCATTCCTACAACTCTTGGGATAATTCTATTTTGATATACCGGTGCATATCCGAATTTAACTGTGTATTCTTTTCCGTTTAATTTAATTTTCATTTTATCTTTCCCTTTCTCCCTAATTTATATAGGGAAAGAGGCAGTATTAAAACTGCCTCAATTACCTTACTATATTGTATCTTCAAGTTCGCTGTCAGCCGTGCTATCATCATAGCCAACCGCTACGGCTTTTTCCGATTGGCTCACCCTTTTTTTGTGAGTGTGATTGCTGTTGGATAACCTTGGTCATCCTCCGTTACCGCAACATCGTAGTTATCCTCAATCCACTTAGGTACTGTCTGAACTGATACAGTCGCAGTTCCTGTTAAGTGGTCATCGGAAGCCTCACCTGGGGCGAATGATTCCTGACCAATAAAAGCGCAGATACCCTCTGAACCTTTTCCGTCTGTACCATAAAGAATGATAAAGTCGAGCTTCTTGCCCTCGTTAGTTACCATCTCATCCTTATACTTTTTCTCAAAAGCTCCCTCAACTTCCATGGAACCGGCTGAACGTCTACCCATTTCCTGTGTCTCTACTAAATCCTCAAGAGTTGAAGTATCTACCATGTTCTGTGAGCCGAATGGTGAGGGAATTGATTTTGCTCTAAGTAAGAGCTTGTAAGTTCCAGCCCAGTAATCGCCACTTGTGGCGGATGCGGTTGGTGTCTTGTAAGCAATTCTACTTTTTAATCCTGTTGCCATTTTTATTACCTCCTAATTTTTCATAAAAAAAATAAGAGCCAAAAAGCTCTTATAATCTATCGTTCCAGTCGAATGACCGCCTAGCACGTAATGTTGCTGTCCATAATTTGCCGTTTTTTCTAGCGAATGGGATTGTTGTCAGCTTGAATGACATAGCTTTGTACTCATTGGCCACTGTCTGCGCCACATTCAAGGCTTCTGAACGGCTTTTATTCGTTGTAACAGTTACTTGTGCCGTAAATAACACTGTATTTGTTCTTCTGCCCTCTAAATCCTCATTCTGTTCTATAGGTTCGAGTGCTTGAACTAGCACTGTCGGGAAACTAGCCGCCGCACTGTCCGACTGTTCCTCTTGTGTGAATTTTAGCTTGGGATATTTAGTTTTCAATTTTTTCTCACATCGGGTTTTCACAATCGCATATGTAAGGTCTTCAAGGTCATAAGCCCATTGATTTTGACTTGCCACTTTATCTCACCTCAACTAAAATTTTTCCGTGCCGTTCTCATAATGTCGTTTTCCATTTTTAAAAATGCGTGATACATCGGCATTGTAGGTGTAATGCCGTATGAATGATGTAATTCTCCGCTTTCGTCTCTCCAATACCAACCCTCGCTGTCAAATGCGTGTGTCTGCCCCGGGAAAGTTCCTTGACCGCCTCTTGCATCGTTAAAGTGTGGTTTAGCTTTCCAACCTGAGCCGTATTCAGCCATAAGCAAAGGCGATACATCAACTGTCTTAAGTCCGTCTGCTGTTTGCCATGTGCTTTGTATCTGCCCTGTTTCGGTAGCAAGCACAATAGCCGTACAGCCGTTTGTTGTATCTTTAATTTCGTAACTAAATGTAATATAGTGCCCAAAATTGCCTGTATTTGCTCGTGCTACGGCTATACCATTACTAGCAAGTTCTCCGACAAACGCTACGCACTTGTCCTGTAAGCGGTCTTTGTATCTTTCAAGCTTGTCTATTGCATCTTGTATAGATTTTTCTGTCAGGGAAACGTCAATCTTCATAATTACACTTCTTTCACGACTGCTTTGAGCATGTATTTAACTGAGTAGAGAGAGGGCTTGACTCCCACTATTGTAAAGTCTGCGGAAGTTGAATCAACTAATCCGTTGGCATCCTTTGTAGGCTCGCTATCAAGCCAAATAACGTCACCTTTTTTAAAAGGGTATTCTCCTCTGTCTGTCAGTAAAACAGCGTCAAAATCAGCCGTATTAAAGCCATATTCCTTGTTCTGCGCTTCGCCTCCGTCAAACGATATATTTGCCCGGAAATCAACCGGCTCTGAAAAGCCTGTTTCTTCATGCGTGTAATATATCTTCTCTCCGTCCTCCGTCTCATAAAACTTTAGATTTCCGTCCTCGTCTTTTTCATAGACTGTGACTGTTTGACCTTGAAGCGCGTATTTCATGGCTTGCTTATTAATGTCAAGCATTTTTCTTTATCTGCTTGTAAATCTGATTAACACCGGTACTTGCCATGCCCGACACAATGCCAACTGCTATTGCATCAAGAATGTTGTCCGCCGGATAACCTGGAATTACAAACATCCCAACGATACCGAGTATTCCACCGGCTACACCTACGATAATAGGAATAATATTATCTTTGACCTGTGGTATCTGCTTTGAAGCATATCCGATTAAATAAGTAATTACCATAATAGCAACTACTGTAGGTACTTGTGTAAAGTCCATCAGTTTTTACCTCCTTTGCCTAAATGGATTTCCTCAATCTCATTTTTCATTTTTGTTACCATACCATTACCGCCGAGTGCGTGGTATGCGTCATACATCTCGCAAAAATTCTGATACGCATATGAGGGAATTTCGCCAAGCTTCATGTACTTGTCATGGTATTCGATAAGCTGTACTCGTAAAAGTAACATTGTACCTTTTCCGTTTGCTTGTCGTAGCTTCTTTTCCTCTTCAATACGCTCGTTTCTTTCTTTTGTGTCTATTGCTTTTTGTTTTTTCTGCTCTTGTAAAAGCCAAACAATATAACCCAAAAGCGCTGTCAGGACAATTGGCAAGGCAATAATGTATGTCTGATAGATTAAATTATTCATCTTACAGCCTTTCGTCTTTAGTAATTGGCACACCGCCCACCACCTCTTAATGTGTACCGCCTGCTACCACTTTACCGACATTAGTAAAATGGTAACGCACAATCTTCTTTTGCTTATAGTACTTTGACAAAAGGAAATACTCCGACAAACAGCTTATCTCTGTCTTTCCATGTACGGCTCACTCCACCCTCACTTAAAGCGCTCATGTAGTTCTCACCGGCTTGTGAATGGTCGTAGACAGCAAGATTGATAACGACATTCTCAAACTGCTTTAAATCGGCAGTTATATCATCATCAGTGAAAGTGTCCGGATAACACCTTTTTGCTTTTACATCTTCTGTGGCTTGCTTAATGAGCTGTTCAATGAGTGGGTTATCTTCCTTTTTATCGAATACAACCACATCAGATGTTGTATAATCGTCGTTTGTGACAGTTTCGATATGATATTGTTTAAGTCTGATTTTGACTTGCTCTAATGTGGTGTATTCCATGCCAAGCTCCTTATAATCCAAACTTTTCAATTAACATTTTCTTCAAGTCGCTGCCATTTATTTCTGTGGCATTTTCAATACCATTTTCGCTCGCAAGCTTCTTTAGGTCGGCTGTTGACATTCTGTTAATTTCCGTCTTTGTGTATGGTATTTCAGGTGGGTTCATAAAATCAGAAGGCACCGAATTGCTATTGCTTTCCGGTACCTCGTCTCCGACTTTATACCACACTCCATCATGCTTTATAGAGTGCGTTGCTATCATAAGCCTTAATCCTCCTTAACTTTGAGAACCATAACGCTATCCATACCCTCAAATGTAGGTAATCCAATCATAGATACGATACAGTGAGTATTGATAGGGTGATTTGTAGCGTATGTGTATACAGATACACCGGTCTCAACAAGTGAGAGGTTTCCGTCTGTGATACTTCCGCTTCTTTCCTCTGGAGTCTTACCGAATGTGTAATCGCCAAGGAATACTCCGGCAGACTGCGCAGATACAATGCCTGTTGGTACAAAGTACTGTGTCTGTCCTGACTCATCAACATAGAGCTTATCGTATACTTCAATCTCGATACCATATCCTCTAAGGTATTCAGTAACCTGTCCTTGCTGTAATCTGATACCGCCATTGTAAGCAGTGATACCGAGTACCTGTTTCTTTGTATCCTCTGCTCCGAGAACCATTTCCCAAGTCTCTGTATTCATGGTGAAACGTGTAAGTGAGTAGCCTGTAGCCTTTGAGAAATCTCTCTTGGTCTTAATAAGGTCGTCAAGTGGTGTGGCTGTAGCCGACTTGTCCCATGCGCTTGTGCCTGTAAAAGTCTTGTAATGCTTTGCCGTATGCTCTGATTTCTCATTATCTGCAAGATAGTCAATGTAAAAAGGTTTGTCGCCAATAGTTACTTTTACTCTCGGTACACCATCTGTAGGTGCAAGTAACTGCCAAATCTGTCTCTCCGGCACAACTAATGCGCCCTCGATAAGGTTCATTGGCTTTTTGCTAATTTCTCTCAATACCTGATTTGCGAGGTTGGCATTCTCTGCGCTTCTGTAGTTGTCGTATTCCTGCTCTTCTTTCTCTGTGACCATATAAGACTCACGATAAAATGGCATTGAGTTCTGAATGTCAGAGAAGCCTCCAACATCTCTTAACTCTGCCTGTGCATCAAAGTTTGAAGCTTTGAGTGATACCGGCAGTCCGTTCTTGCCCTTGATAAATCTAAGGTCGAGCGAATCCTGTTTACGTGTTCCGAATTTTTGTCTGCCAAGATAAGGGGCAGTTCCTAATGTCTTCTGATAATTGTTCCACATTACACCGAGGCTTCTCGCTGTAAATGCTTCTGCTAATGGTAATGCCATGTTCTTCTACCTCCTTTAAACCTGACTTGCTACAATCTTTGGTGCGCCATAGAAAGTAACTCTAGGTGTTGCAGTTCTAGCTTCATCTGCGATTGAAAGTGACTTAACTTTCTCCCAATCAATAGTTCCCTGATATACATATGTTCCAGGTGCGTCACCCATTGTTACATCTACATCGTGTAACAGATAGCCCTTGCACTCTGCGTCATTGCTTGGGAATGGCGTACCGGCCGGTACAATCTTCATTCCGTTTCCATCTGCGCTTGTTACCATAGTCTGCGGTACAAGGCACGCTGCACCCTCATAAGGGAAAAATTTTAAAATTCCTTTACTCTGTGTAAAGTCTCTTACGATTGGCTTTCCCATCGTTCTACCTCCTGTTTTAAATTACATAGCTGTTTTGACTTTCAGCACTTGCAACTGTACCGAATGAGATTTGTTCTGCATTTGCTACATCTGCTGGCTTTGAGTCGGGTTCATTATTGTTACCGCCATTGCTTGGATTCGGAGTATTGTTGAGAGCGTTTTTCTCATACTCTGCTATCGCATTGGCTTTCATGTCGGAAATAATCTTGCCAAGTGATGTCGTGTCAAAAGAGCCATCCTCTTTTACTACTGTCTTTGCCTGTTCGGCTGTAATTCCAAAATCAGACATTGCACTCTCTCGTAAATCTCTGACAGCATTATCTTTCTGTAGCTTGGCAATCCGCTGATTGGCTGTATCTAAGGCTTTATTCGCCTTTTCAAGCTCCGTCATGTTGCCAGCCTGTAGCTCGTCAAGCTGTGTCTGTAGCTCGTCAGCTTTGTCTGCTTTAGCCTTGTACTGATTGGCTTTCTCTTTCTCTCTTGCCATTTCCTCACCGCTCTTGTTAAGCAGATTTGTTATCTGCTCATCCGTTGCGTCCGGGAAAAGCTTCAAAACATCATTTCTTGTCATTTCAATTACCTCCGTAACTCACGCTTTTGTTATCGCGGGTCGCTCCCGCCGAGTTTTTCTGTTGTTTAACGCACAACTGCAAATTTTGTATAATAAAAAGCAACCTATAAGTTTTCCTTACAAGTTGCTCATTATTTGTAATATTTAAGACTACATCTACACCCTGCGATTTCTTTTACCTGTGCCCCTAAAGAATGGTCCTTCGGAAACATCATCAGCGAGTTCCCGACTTCAAACGGCTCAAAAATATCAATCCTCTTTCTGTCAACATTCGCATGTGTAGGTCTGACATGTGAATCTTCTTTTGAGCGCCACTCTTTTGTTTTGTAGCCCTGTTTTACCATATCAGTTTGCAATCTGTAATTGCCGACCGCATTAGCTTCATTCGCAGCTACATTTTTTGCTCGCTTCTGTGAAGTAAAATACTCTACTTCAGTATTTTGTGTGGTAGCCTCAACTACCTCATTCACAATGTACCGAGCATAGTCTGTAATATATGAGGGTGTTTTCTTTGCCTTACAATACTGCGTGGCAACGCTCTCATATCTGATGATAAATTCTTTGGTGATAGTTGTTATCTCTGTTTCTTCCTTGCCGGATAACAAGGCAAATAGCATAACAAAGATTTTTTCAAACTTTTCAGCAAGTTTTTTTCTATCTTCCTTTTCCTCGTCAGATAAATCCATCTCACCAAAATATGTGTCATAATCTATGTCTTGTATTTCGTTTTTGTTAAGTGCGTGGATTTCATCTGCCATATCAAGCTCCAAAATAAATTGACAGCCAATTATTCATCGGCTGTCTTTCCATTGTTCTTATCATCATTATTATTGTTAGGTGTAGCTGTTGTCGGCTGTTCCTCCGGGAATAACATTTCCATGCGCTTAGCACTTTCAAGAGTGACTTGTTCAGGGTCACTAAACATGTCAATCGTCTTGACGGCTCTCTTGTAATTGATACCGCACCTAAGTAATATTTCAAGCACCTCTGCCTTAACAAGCATGTTGTCAAGCTTGTTGTGATTAATGTGTATCTCAACATCACTAGGCATAAGCGTAAAGCCCTTATTAATTCTCAGCCTGTTAAGAATAAGCCTAAGTGCCATTCTCTCCGACTTTTTGAGGATAGGCTCGTTAATAGCCGTTCTAAGTCCGGCGTCGTAATGTCCGTTTCTCAGTTCTACAGCAGAACCGGTGTCACCGCCTGTGTTGCCCTGACGATTTGCAAGGCCTTGAATGCTTAAAAATCTTTCAAAAAGGTCAGTGAAAACCACTTGCCCCTCTGTCTGATTAAGCTCGCTCGTCATTACGTCAACATCAGCCTTGTTGTCTGAACCATTGTTAGATTTAACTACCAATGCTCCCTCTTGCCGCATTTTTCTGAATGTATCTATGTCAATCTCGCAATTAACAAATTTCACCCATGCGGAAACAAATTGCTCGACACCATTAATTCTGTCCGATGTAAGCACGTTAATAGCATCTGTGATAGCAATAGTCATTTCAATGTCAGATAATCGTCTTGCATTGTTTGGATATTCAATCACCGGAATGGCTCTGTTGCCGTTTATTCCGCTTGCATAAATCTTATCGTTGCGAATATCAAACCACTCATTGTCGGTGAACACATAATAAATATCTGCTCCGTCCTCGTCCTCTCCGATTTGACAAGAGAATGCCGGACGTCCGTTTGAGTAGTATGCTACAAACGTATACATTGGATTTTCGGAAGATAAATAAAAATCGCTTTCATCAAGCAATTGTCCTTGTCCATCATCATTGCCGATGAATCTGTAACCGGTACCGCATATGCTTCTCCAACGGTGTATGTCTATGTCGCACTCCTGTTTGCTTTCCGAATCCATTGTAATGTTAAGCTGTGTGATTTCTTCCGACTTATGGTTATCGGTGCCACGCAACACGTATTGGATTGGCTCGGCACACATTTCTGCGGTTTTACGCTCAACAAGCTCATACGCAAGATTTACAGCAATTTTGTTATTGATTTCCGGGCGGTTCACTTTCTGTCGATACAAAATTGGTTGGTCACCACGATAGTATCTGTCAAGATACTCAATCTCAATAGCGTTTTGTTCGTGAATCACAAGTGCTTTATTCAGTTCTTCGATTATGTTATTTTTTGTGATTTGCCTTTTACGTGTGAAAATGACCTGCCTGCCGTAATTATTCTGACAGACAGCCGAAAAAGGTCTTACGTTTTTATGAACATATCTATACATCAATAAAACCTCATGCCACTTGCAGAAGTTCTCTGTGGAACCTCTTTTATCTGAAATTCTTGTGTGCCCGCCCAAAACCATATCCATTTACGGCAGTGTGTACACATTACTTTGTGGTGTTTCTTATCGTTTTTATTTACCCACGTTAGCAATTTACCGCAACGAGGGCACATTACACTTCGTTTTCCTATTGGTACAATATTCTGATTATTCATGTCACCCTCGATTCACTAAAAATGGCACCCACAATCTGTGAGTGCCATTTCTAAAAGAGATTTTACGCAATGAACGAATTACATTTTTTTCATCTTACACATTATCACATTCTAAACGAACCGAACGAACAAACTTACATTTTCTTAAAAAATCTTTCAAACTCCATTCTTACGCTATCTGCCGTGGATTTACCGCCAAGCGCATATGCCGTCTGTAACCATGATTTATTTTCCAAGAATCTAAAATTAATTATTCTTCTCATTCTGCTATCATCAAGGCTTGCTATAAATTCCTCTACATCGTTTGTCTTTTCAAGCAAATCGTCTTGTAAAAGCTGTAATGTGGTCATTCTTGAGTACAGTAATGTGCGCTTGCGTCCGTATTCGGGGTATGGTACACCCTCGATTTTGAAGTGCTGTGTGCCACCCATGCCCCCTGACACAGTGTCAATCACACTTTCTCCATTTTCTATCTTTTCAAGGTCATCTTGCAATTTAGCAATTTTCTTTCTAACCTCTTTGATTTCCTCTTGTAAGTCTGAATACTGTGATAAAACTTCCTTTGTCATTAATAAAGCCCTCCTCTGAACGGATTGTGTACTGCTTCAACCTTTGCTATCCGCTTTTCCCTAAAAATCATATCGCACAACTGCGCTGTAGAATCCACACCATCATCATGTTTCATTTTGCCCTCATATGTGCAAGAAAGAACGTTTTGAAAATATTTCTTGTATTCCTTAGTTTGCCTTTCAAGTTTTATGAAATGCAGTTTTCTTATGTCCGGCGCATGATTTTTAATTCTGTCCATTTTTGCAGTTTTGTTATCTGCTGGGTCATGGCTCGTCAATATCGGGTAGCAATCTTTCTTCCATACTTTCTCGCAGTCCAAACGATAGGCAGCTGTTGTTTTTGTTTCCTCAAAATGTACCTCTGCTGTTTTATTTGGGAATTTATCTAAGTGGCTTTCCATTCTGCTTGTTACTTCGGGAATTGTTATATCCTTATCGCCATCGTTATACACAACATCCACGATATAGTATTCCTTTTCAATCTCATAGCAAATCGGCATTGACACAAAGTCTCCACCACCATATGCCGGGTCGTTTGCCGAAAAAATCCTATCAGGTCTTATTCCCTCAATTTCTGCCGGGTCAAAAAAGTTCATGTTATCAATATTGAACATCTGACCTTTTCTTTCTATCGGCTCTTGCTGATATTGGGCGAACCATGAAGCCATATCGTCATTATCTTCAAATGAAGCCATTCTGCGCTTATAATCTAATGTGGAATATCCCAATTTGTAGGGATAATCAAAATTGCTCTCATTGTTTTCATTGAGTGCCGGAATTATAACCTCTCTATGACGTATGTTTTTATATTCAGGATTGTTTGCAAGCAATTCTAATCTGCGTCCTTGAACATCTTTCGGTGCCCATCTTGTGCCTATTCCTAGCAGCTTTGCTTTGCCGGGCTTAATTCTCGGCATAAAGTTATTATCAAATTTTCCCCAAACTGTAGCCTGTCTATCCTCGCTTAACGCTTCATCAATACCACTAAATAAATCGTCATATACTCCTAAGCCGTCACAGTCACACGCTCCGTTCAGTGTTCCGTATATAGAACGCATGGTAAATGTTGGGTATGTTTTTTTACGCAAGAAGTCTATCGTAAGGTCTTTTCCGTCTGTGATAGCTTTTTTCTCTACAATTTTAGGGTAAATATCTTTGTAGGTGTACGTTGGGTCATTTACCATTTCTAATGTTCCATCGTAAAATCCTCCGGTTATTTTATCGGAATATGCCGAATATAGATTTGACCTCTCAGGTCTGTTTGAACCAAACCACAAATTACCCATTTTAACAATTTGAGTCTTTCCTATACGTCCAGGGCAGAACACCATACCCTCATCAAGTTTGTCATCGTACAAATCTTGAATGAGTTGTGCGACTTTGCTTAACGGATTTCTTCTCGGCAAATAAAATCTTTCCCATGGTGGACGATTTTTTTCCATGTAAATCATAAAGCTCTCAAACTTATAGTGAGCTTCCATCAAAAATAAATCAAAATAGTGATTAACTAAGTCGTATGGTGTGGTCTCATGCTTGAAATGGTAATAATCCAAATCCCAAATCGTACCACCTGTTTTAGCCGTGCAGAAGCCCTCTATAAGCTCTTTTGCCCTCTTAGTGAGTTGTAGTCCATACTCAATGTCTTTCTCGCCATTTATGGCTACACTGCAAGCATCTACATAGGCATTAATTACTTGCTCGTCTTTTCCGTTTCTCTCTATGTAATTTTCGTAACTATCAACTGTGGAAATAAGGCTCTGACTAGCCATAAGAAAAGCACCTCCACTTTTAAAAAGCAAAGGTGCTTATAGACCTCTGCCTATAACTGTTTTAGGGTAGCGCCGTAAGTCACTTATACGGCGGTAATATATTACTCTGTTGTTTTAATCATTGTCTCTTCAACGCTATGTTCGCTACAAATCATTGTGTAACTATATCACATCTCCAAGGTCTACAATATGCAATCTTTGGCAACTGTCTTTTACTCTTTCTCTTGCCTCTTCAATATTTTTACAAATCCATGATGGATAATTGCTAAATTCAACATTTACTACCGCATATCTGTATTGTGGATAGTATCTTTCCTTAACTTCTTTAAGGGTTAAGTGTCCAGACTTTTTGTGCTTTGTGTTTCTGTTGTACTTTGTGTCGATAAGTTCTGAATAAAACTTGTAGTTTATAAAATTTATGATTTCGCATACGGCAAATATAATTACAATTGCAATCGCTATAACAGTTTTTATCATGGTCATTCGTCCTTTCCGCTATTTAGAGTAGTAACCAACTCCATTTGTTAGCCGGTAAAATTTTTATTAGAATGTTGGCATTGCTTCATTGCAAACAGACATGTGTGATTTATTACAAAGTGAATTATAGTCATTAATTACATACTGTACAGGAATATGATAGCTTTTAATTCCATATCTTGAAGCAACATCATTTTCAATGTAACATCCATTCCAACCCCAAGCATCGTTTATTCCAATAAATACATCAGCCTGTGCCAGCTTCTTAAGGCTTTCACCTAAATACCATATGCCTTCGTTACTGCCTTTAGGCGGGTTATCCTCAATGTAGCTGTCGATAAGCTCTAATTCCTCACCCTCGTAGATTTCAGCAATCTTTTTCATCTTCTGAATACTAGCTTTGATTTCTTCCTCTGTTCTGCCTTTCATCGGCACACTTACAAATAATTTTTTCATTTCTTTCTGTCTCCTTTTATATTTTATCAACCTTTATCTTTCTAAGGTCAGCAGCTACAATTAGTCCGTAGTCGGTAATACATGTTTACAAAATATTCATTTTCTTGAACGTAGAAAAGATTTTCGGGGCTTGAATTGCAAGCCAGTCAACCATTTCCTCATTCTTTGCCCATGCACCATCAAACCGATTTGAACTATCAGACAGCCCGCTCTCATTCAGAAAAGCGTGCATAATTTCATGTCTTAAGGTCTTTTTGCGATATGTTTCCTGTGCTTTTTCGTCCATGCCTACAAAATATTTTTCTTCCGACATATCGGCAACTACAATCAACTTGTTTTCTTCTTCACAATAGCCTGCAAGACCTTTTTCCTTCATGTAACTGTCCTCTGATACTTTGTGGATTTCAATTCTGTATTCTGTTCCAAGAATATCTATTTTTATTGTATCATCGCAAATAACAGACTCGTTCTGTGATGTTTTTGTTCCCGATTTGGCTTCGTCTAATTGTTTTCGAAGTCTTGTTATTCCTTTTTCCATTTTCTTAATTGTACTTAGATACTCCATATTCTCACTCCTCAAAGCAATCTCTCAATTTCTTTTCGACATTTTTTCTAAGCCATTCTGGGATTGAATCATCTTTGCTTATACATGGTGCCTTTGTTGAATAGCCACCAGATATGTCACCGCAAAGCATTGTGTTCTGATATTCCATAATCTCGCTACTTCTCCACACTATTCGCTAATGATTTTGTTTCCTCTAGGATTTTCATTTCTAATGCTCTTGAAAATTCATAATTATTTTCCGGGTATCTGCCTAGAATTGATTTTGCGTACTCATTGACTGCGTCAACTGAAACATCAATGCCAATAGTCATATCGTGAAATTCAGATGTTTCTATCGGTTTGCCATCATCATCGCCGATATGTTTAACATTATCAATCTTTCTGAATGTTTTCTTATTAACGCATAATACCTTTTCTGATACCTCAACACATTTCGCTCTTTTTTCGCAGTTTGTACAACAGTTATTCTCATTGTATCGGCAAGTGGTAAAATTACAATTATTCATTTTTAATGCACCCCGTTCTGCCACATATGTAATGGCTTCTTGTATCAGAGATTGTCTTACAATCAATAACATTACCCTTGTCACGGCAAGTCTTAAGATGTTCGCATTTATCGCACTCTGTATCTTTTTCTCTATATTTTCTCGGCTTGTATCCCTTAAAATCCTTGCACTCATAGTCAAGTGATGTATCATTCCCTTTTTGGCATTCATAAACCGGATATTCTTCCCCTGTTTCTTCGTCAAAATCAAAATCTTCATCGCAATATTGACAAATTGAACAATCTTTTACATTACTCATTCTTCATAAACCTCTTAAAATCTTTCCTACACTTAGGGCATAAGTCGTATTGCGTATCATCTCTCCATATAACCATTGGAAACGCTTCCTTTGCCAAATCTTCGGCTGTGTATATGCTTGTTTCGTAAAGAGGTTTTACCTCTCTTGTTTTGATATATGCATATTTTTCGTCGTAGCGTATTATCTCTTTTCCGCACCTGTCACAAGTACGCCATTCTTTTTGATGTTTCATTCTTCCACCGCCTTTTAAATCAACCCTAGCATACATAAAATATCGAGTCCCGATATTCTCTCCGCACCCTCTCTTGTGTGCATAAGAATTTCTTTAAGTCTTTCATTTTCTGCATTGCTATACTTATCTTTGCTATACGCTTCTGAAAAACAATAATATTTGCAATATCCATAGCCCGCACCAAGCATATTCCCATGAACACTCTTTCCGACAATATCGTAATATTTTGGCACTTTTAAAATATTGTGTTTTTCATCTAGGGTGCATCCCTTTTGCTCTGCTTTTAGTTTTGATTGAAGATATTTCAGAAAACTTCTTATATCCTGCTCTGATTTTGAAATATATAAAATAGTTTCGTTCATTCTTCCACCAACTTTCTAAGCACCATACATAAACATATTTCCAAAATGCAAATCATTTAGTGCTTTTTCTAATTCGTCTTTGTACCTAAATGGACTTAAAGGGCTTTTTATTTCTTCCCTCAATATAGGCGACATATTGTCTATCAAAATACCTTGTGTAGCACTTGCAAGATTTTGTGGTGGCAAATCTGCTAAAGCGCATAACTCCATTCTTTTATGGTCACATTTTTCAGATTTAGGACAACTTTTACATTTTTCTGTTAATTTACTTAAAGGTTCCGCCATTACTACACCAACTTTCTGCCGCAGATAGGGCAAAATTTTATATCTTCGATTTCAATTCCAGACATAAAGGGGTCGCTACATCCGAAAAATAAATGAAATGCATTTTCAAATTCAACGATTTGTGTTTCATTTTTTTCGGGATAATATCCGCCTCTAAAAGCTCCTTGCTTGATTTTTTCCAATTTTCCTATTTTGCAACAAAATTCACACATGCTTCTCATTTCTCCTTCGCCTTAAACAGTGTGTCGGGGAATGGAATACCTAAAAAGTGCATATTTGCGTACTTCCTAAATGTCGGCACACTCATGCCGGCAATCTTTGCAGCTTGTGCCTGTGAACATCTGCCATATGCGTATTCCATCAATCCCTCTCGGAATGAATCAATATTTCGTGTCTTAACTCCCTTTGCCATATTTATACCTCCGCTTAGTACTCTATAATGCCTTGCGCCAACTGTAGCAGATAGTCGCTTTTAGCAAAATGCGTTATCGAGTAGTTAGTCTCTCTTCTATGTGTTCGTCTGAAATGCTCATTAACCATTCTATCAAGCCCAGTAAGCCCTGTTTGGTCTGCTAGGTAAACATCTGTCCACTCAAAGTGATTATGCTCCGTATCGGTCACATTAGAAAGCGACAGGCATACATTAGTCAGTGTCTTATCGGTCAAGATTGGGTGAACCTTGCAAAAATATGTTTCGTACAGGTTCATGTATCTGCAAAATGCGTTTTTGACTACTTCTCCGACTGTCTTGTTTTCAATACTGTTGTCGCAGATTTTAGAGAATCTATAGAGCATATCATCTTTCTTTGCTTGCATATCCTGTCGGGTGACTCTTGCCGTCTGTTTCTCGGAAACAGATGTATGTACCTCTCCATCAATGTTAGTTGATGTATGTACCTCTCTTGTAATCTCTGAATCATAATCTCTGTTTAAATAATCTCTGTTAGTATTCTTTGGTATTGCTTCGTCACTGACTTGTGTTTGATTTTCCATTGGCTCATTATTGATTGCGCACTCATGCGCATTGAATTTTTCATTTTCCGGTATTTCAATTCTATAATCACTTAATGGATAACCATTCTTTTTAAGGTCTTTTGCAATATTTACAAGATTTACTCTATATTGCAATGTTCTATCCCACTTATATTTAGGGTTATTTCGCTTTGAGATATAACCCATATCCACCAATTCACTGATATATCTTCTTATCTGACTTGCAGATAAACCTAACATAACCTCATCGGCTAATTCTTCGGCTGTTTTATATATCCAACCATAGAAAAGCTCTCTTTCTTCTTCTCCGTTGTTCTTCGCAATCTCATTTTCTTTCTTGATAAACTTATCGGCATCTGAAACTCTTTCGGACCAATAAATGAATTGATTGAGGATAATTGCTTTTCTATAATCGTTTGTTATCGATAATAAATCTTCTCTAATTACTGCTTTTTTAATTTTTACGTCTGTCATATTTTACCTCCTACGATAGATAACCCTACGATTCATATAAAAACAGTTGTCAGGAGTTCGTAGGTTACTCTTTTCGTGTTGCAATCACTAGGCAACTGATTTTACCAAATTAAATTAAAATACTTTTTTCTTCCATTCTTCTTTATCTTTAACCCCATTACTTGTTTCTTTTACAAAAGCAAACATTTTATCAAAATCTTCTGCGTTTATATAAATGCTCCCATTGAAAATATGAGTTTTCAATCCAAGTTTTGTCACAAGTTTTCTTACATCATACACATTAAAGTTACGAATATTCGTTTGACTTTTGATTATTGTTTTTATTCTAGTGTATGAATAATCACTATTTCCGGCTTTCTTGTTATATTTCGGCTTATATTTTTTGATAAATTCTGTTTCTTTATCATCCAATTCACTTTCTTTGCAATTAATAATTGCTATTTTGGTGAATTTTTTATCTTTATGTGAATATGGTCTTGCTAATCCTATTTTAGATTGTCCAACATAAACAACCTCATCCCCATCCATAAGAAAATAGATTATAGGGCTTTGAACATTAGGAAGTATTCTTGAATTTTCATTTTCTGCAAAATTCATAATATTTATTACCTGCCTTTCTGATAATAGCCTTATTAACAAAACAACAAACAGGCACTAAGGCTTGTGCTTTTCGGTAGCTAACCTAGTTTGTTGTAATCGGATAGACAGGACTCGAACCTGTGACTCCCTCAATTACTGCTATTGCAGTGGTTGTTCTTCCAACTGAACTACTATCCGAAAAGGCAAGATACACTCCATCAAAAGGCTCATCAAAACACATTACAGAATTTTGAAGTGTCTCACCCCATTGCTTTCAGTCGCGCGTACCTACTGGCAACTTGTTTTTGTGTGTTTTCTTTTATTTTTCCGAAACTGCTATATTGCAGACCGTCCGCGTTACGCAACCGCTATTCAAGATATAACAGCTCGCACTAAACCGACATATGATTGATGTGGTGTGGATTTGAACCACACATAAAGCGTGCACTCTTTACGTTGGAGGGAATCGAACCCATAGGCATAACCCAAATGTTTTTAATCCATATGCCTTTCTCCTAGCCATCCGCTACTTACCCTTTTGTATACACATCAATAGTCGGTGTCCCCCGACTAGCGCCGACATCGTGAATCGAACACGAACAACATTTCTGTTGGATAGCTTAGCAAGCTATTGGAATACCTTTATCCCATATCGGCAAATAATTTATTGGCAGGACTTAGCAGCGCATTTTCTGTACCGCCCATTTAATCAAGCCTTGTCGCCTACTTGAACCAATAATTAATCGGCAAGGCTAGGAATCGAACCCGCGACAAATCAGCTAATAGCCGACTGCTCTACCACTGAGCTACATGCCAACAATGAGGGTGAAGTCTAAGGAGTGGCAACACCCTCCGGAGATATAAATTTGTATGTGCTGTAGGAAAAGAACTAACGAAACCTACAGCAAAGAGCATGTGAGGAATTGCACCTCACCTAAGACTCATATGATTTGAGTTGCCCTAGTTTAACAATTAATTAAAGGGGGTATATATGTCTACTCTGCCTATTACAGATGTCTTTACGACAGGTTGGTTTTCACGCTCGTGCATTGTGGGATTATACACGATTAAACCCTCACGAGCCTTGTGACGGCTCTTAACAGCTTTCCGCTATGAGGACGAAAGGAACTACTAAGTCCAATGTCGGGGAACCAAGTAAACCCCGAACAGGGCATGTTGGATTTGAACCAACGTATGCGGGAATCAAAATCCCGTGCCTTACCGCTTGGCGAATGCCCTATTTATTGCCACATAAAAGCTATGGCAAATATCTGACCAAGCATTACCGCAGCACCGAGAAGTCTCGAGCTAACTGTCTCTTTTTCGTCTAACATGGTACTTGACGTTCCAAATGCGGTTAATGCCAGCCATACTGTTGTTACAATTTTTAGTACAAACATGATTTACACCTCAAAATCTAATTATCTTCATTTTCTTTCAATACTGACTCAGCTATGCACGCAAGAACTAAAAACACTATTGAGACTACCATTGAGCATCGGTCAGAAAAGAGTATTCCGTAAAACATACAAAATAAAATTATCCATGTATACAGGCCCTTAAGAAACATTGGCATGAATTTATAAACAATCTTGTCGAAAATCTTCCACCTGCGCTTAGACTTAAGCTCGTGAGCCTTATCAATGTACCACTCTGCCTTGTTCATATCCTCACCCACAGAACCTTTATGACCGGCACGATATTTGTACTTGTATGCAGTAATCTCACACCATTTAGCCACATCCTTAAGTCCGTAAATGTCAATCATTTCATCAATGCACTCTTTACGGTCAGGCAGATTGTAGTGGCTAGGGTGATTTACCTTATCGGAATTAATTTTATTAGACTCAAATCCTGTTAATTTCATCACTGTTAGCTCCTTTACTGTTATATATTATATATAACTAATATTTAATCATAGTTGTATGTATATATATTATTATTGTGTATGTTGTTTAATTAATATATAACTTATGTTATAATAATAAATACTGCTTGGTGAGGTTGAGGTATAAGTAAAGGCCTTTTTGTTTTGGCGGATATTTTGGGGGCTAAGTGGGGTGGTTTGTCGCTTTTCATATACACCCCTAGGGCACCCAATACGCGCACTGCTCAGCTTTCAAACATCAAGCATTTTAAATTGTATCTATTGCATGTACAATTTATCTATACCCTTTCAACTCTTCGCTAAACAACTGTTTTGTGCATAGTTGTAATAATTCAATAGCCCTCAAAGCCTTATAAATCAAGGGATTAGAATTGTGTGTATTGTATATACAATTACTTGGCATTATCAACCATGCTATCACTCGATAATGCTTTAATATTCTGACTATTTGCACCGCCCAATTGTGGTAATTCGTTGGCGCTTAACGCTCGCGCTTGCTGTCTGCTATCGCTTGTGTATGGTGAGGCCCAGCCATAACGCCTATTAAGTATTGCAATTACTCCCACAGGATTCTTTGCCCCGGTCACGAGCTTATTCGATAGACTTTCTTCCTGATATTTTCTCAGTTTTTCCAAAATCTCCGATGCTATCGGGCTTAGCGTATTCTTCCCCCAGTCGTAAATAGTACTATCAGGAATACCAGTTAAAGAACTAAAACCCAATATACTAACCTCTTTATCATACTTCATACACATATCATAGATATATATATCTAATACATACATTACTAATTCAAAATTATAACTATTAAAGTTACTCTCTTTATACATACCATTATCTAATTTATAATTTTCTTTTGACTTAAAATAATTAATATCAAATAACTTTTTTTGGATATAATACAAAGCACTATTCCAAACACTTTGTGATTCTTTTTTAATATCCTCAATCTTATTTACTTCACAAAATTCATTTAGATAAAATAATAAATCGTTTTCATAAATCTCAATGTCTGACATTTGCAGCAATCCCCCAAAAAGCCAAAATAAAAAAGCCCGCACCACTTGGAGCAATTCCAAGTGACACAGGCTAACCGGCATCTGCTTATTAATTAAATTTAAGATAATAATATATAATTCTACTTATTTTGTCAATATACGGATTATTGGATATATAACAACAACTGTATTGATTAATATATACCACATCACACACATATATATTAATTATATTATATAATAAAAAGCCGGCCACAAAAACCGACTTTTCGAAAAACAATATTTAATTTTTAATCTCTAAAAGGGCTAAATTTGCTTGTGTCGTGGCTCTTAATAATCCGGATTGCTTCGCTTCTTGCAAAATCGTTATTTAAGAGCTTCGCGCAATACTCAAAATTGCCTAGCTTGTAAATCTTTGCTATCTCTTCTCCGTCCTTGGTGTAGGTTGCTATTGCTTGCACCTCTTCAAAGGTCTTACCGTTTCTTTTTGCCTTTACATTTTCAATATCAAAGCTAATCCAAAAATTATCGACTTTAATTCTATTAATATTCATATTATACCTCCAATAAAAAACAATATCTAATTACTACGACATTATATTAACATATTAAATACATAAACGCAATACATAATTGCAATAATTTTTAAAATGGGCACTCGTTGTTATTGTTTTCCAGCTCGTCCAGCTTCTCCAATACTAATTGGTTTACGAATCCGTTAATTGTAAGCCCTTGCGCCTGTATTCGGTCTTTTGTACCCTTTGGCAGCATAACGCTTATTCTGTCATAGTTCTCTTTTGCTTTTTCATTCTGTCTCTTTACTCTGCTTTTATAGTTTTCGATCATTTTCTTTTCATCCATTTTTTACACCTCATTATATAAATTAATAATATCAATAATCACTAACAATAATACTATAAATAATATTGCTATACATAAATATATAACAATTAAATTACTATGTCAATATTAATTACATGTATTATTGCAATTATTGTTTTATTACTTATTATATATAATTTTGAAATTATGAATATAAATATTATTCTAATTAGTAGTATAAATATTTTTGCAATATTTTTGCAATTATGTATTGACATTACTAATATAATATGATAATGTATAGTCAAGTCGAAAGACAAGGAACAAAATAAAAAAGCTCATCGCGCAGCCGGCCAAAGTTACACGATGAGCACCAAACAAAAAATAATTATGAAAGGCGCGTATATTATAACATACGTGGGAAAAGGTGTAAACCATGAGCAAAGAAGTATTAGAGAGATTAAAAGAGACAAGAAAAGACTACAGAGCGATGATTGATTTTTGTTGTGACGATTTAGTACTAAACAATGACATCATGCCAGCTTTGATTTCGAGCGGTTTTGAGTTCGATATTTATTGTGGTACCGACTACAACGAAGAGGACGATTGTTACCTGGATGTATTCCAGTATTTTATCATCAATTACAGCGATGCCGAGAGATTGAGTGAATATACTAACGAACTTGTTTATTATTGCGAGCCGTTAGACCTTTATATTTTAGGTGTAACGCATTTCGGCACAGCTTGGGACGGAGTTCCGGCAAGTTGGAAAGACGATGACAACGAGTAATTAGCATTTAAGCCGGTGCAAGTTCACCGGCTTTATATTAAAGAGGTGTAAATATATGAGATATAAAATTGAAAAAATAGCAAAAAGAAATAATTTAAACTATAGCATTGTAAAATTCGATGGTGGCTTCAAGGGCTATGAATTTAGTGCCAATAGTTACAGCGAAAAGAGTTTTTTAAAGTCCTTATTTAGAGCAAAGGACTTATATATTAAAGGCAATATATACAGTTATTATTTTACAGTCATGTATTTAGATGATTACTTGAAATTGAAAAAAATTAGCAAAATGCAAAGTAAACTTGTAAATATGTTCTGTCAAGCGTTGCACAACGGCAAAACAGCGACAGAGGCCAAAAACATGCAATTACATTTTTGCGCGTTGTGCCCGGAATATTTCCCGGCATATGAAAATATTTACAATGAAGAAGCATGGATTTAAGGGGGGCACAATATGAGAGATTTTATCGAGCTTTTAAAGGCTTTCGGGCTTTTTGTGTCATGCCTTGTAATTGGGTATGGTGGTTTATTTTTATTTTTTTATTAATTTGTGAGGTGATTTAATGAATTACAACGGATTTGAATGCAAAAAGAATAATGGAATATGGACAAAATGCGAAAATGGGAACATATTTACAATAATTCAAATTGATTATTCCCATTATAATTGTTATTTTAATGATATTTTATCTGCGAAGAGTATAAAAGGGTTGCAAAATGCTATAAATCATTTTTGTTGAAATTATTGGCGGTTTATCTGTCCTTTTTGCCGTGGCCGGCGTCCTTGTTTCGGTTTGCGTGGGTTTGAAGCCCTGCGGCGGCTTTTCCTGTAAAGGATATTACAAGCTAATAGCAATACAAATTAACAAAGGTATTCCAGCCGGTGCAAGTCCGGCTATTTAGCTTTATATATAAGGCTTTTCAGGCCTTGTATTAATCAATTCAATATTTTTCATAGGTGCTTTTATACGGCTTTACAACTGTATATATTGCACTCCGTCCGCGCGTCCGGTAAATAATCGCGTCAAGAGGTTTTGTAAATGCCTTTATATTTGCATCAGGCTCAAGAGGTGCAACGCCTGAACAAATAATTGTGCGCCCGCATAGGTGCTTTGCGTTACCACCTAATAAAAACAGATTAACGCACGTATGAACCGCGAAAAGGTCAAAAAATAGCCTATAAACCACACACTAAAACAGAAAAGAGGGTTAATGAATGGACAACGAGCTAAACAGTCTTGACGCTGTAGAAATGGAAATAAAAGCACGCTACAATGGCAAATACCAAAGCGCGCCGGAATATCAAGCAAGCGAGCGCGCCACACGAAAAGCAATAACGGACATTTTTAGAGCTGCCGCAGAGTCGGGCGCATGTGACGATGTTACTGCACTTATTAGTGGCAAAGAATACCGCCGGGTGGCTTTTGATAACTACCTAAACCACAAAAACTATATAAGCCCAATAATTAAGGCTTGTTATAGTTAGGGGGCGTATTATGTCTAATTATGAGTATTTAGGAAAAAAAGAAATATATAAGCGCGTTAAGGCGCTAGGCTATGAAGTGCCAAAAATAAGTGACTTTAATTATATCAAATATGATTGCATAGAATGGATGGAGTCACACGAGCTAAAAATCACAGTTCAAAGGTCTGGTGAATGGTTGCGAGTTGTCGAAAAACGTGTGCACGTTCACCCGGTCACATTGTTTTGTGACTACAGAGCTGGAAAATATATCACACGCTACCACTAGGGATATTTTTATATCCCTTTTTGTTGTGCATTGACAAATTAGCAAAAATATTCTATGATTTTATGATATACGCATTTAAGCCGTGTATCTGACGTTTTAAGGGCTTTTGAGCGTGCTAACATGGATTTTATCGAGTGCGCTATAATAAGCCGTAAAATAAGCCGTTTACAATGCTTTGTAATATATCTGTAGAGGTTCGAGCCGTCAAGCCGTGCCGGGTGTGACATGTTACAAGTCAGGCGCACCAACTCATGGAAAATGTTTGAATTTTCAGAAAACTTCACTCAATTAAAGTGTGGTGCGAGTTCTTTGCAAGTTCTCGACAAGTTTTTGTAAAATTTTGCGAACGGATTTTTGAAATCGAAAAACCCAAAAGGTAGGGGGCACTTTTTTCATCCTAAAATTTTTAGGAATTTGAATTTTGAACTGCCAAAAAATAAATGCTCTTGGCACTGTATTCACTCTCTCCTAGTTCTTCAATCAATTTCTGCCGTGTCATTTCCGGATTAGTCCGGTGTATGTATTCTAATAATCTGTCTATTTTATCCATATTTTTGCTCCAATAAATCAAATATTCTGTCAGCCGTGTATACAATATTCCGTCCGTACAAGCTCATAAAGTCTGCGATTATTTCCTCCGTCTCTATGTCAATGTCACAGCCGTATGAGAACGAGTACACATGCACTAACTCATGGCATAGTATCTTGTCGGCCATGTAATCAGACACATTATCAGCTATCGTTACTGTCTTGGTTGTATTATCGGTTACTCCTAGACTTATTGTGCCGTCAGACCGCCTTAATTCGCTTGATGTGGGCTTTTTAAATTGTATGTGCCACAATGTATCCATGCTTATACCCTCTAAAAATGGCTATGAGCATTACTACCCATAGCCTTAATAATTACAGTTTTGATGCAAGATTGCTCATCTTGGTGCGCAAAAGGTTGCGTTCATCGGGTGTCATGTCATTTAAAAGCTCCGATATGTCTCCACTTAATTCACGGATATACATGTCAAGAGCTTTCATTTTATGCTCTTTGTCCTCTGTTGAAGCTCCTTTGTGCATTTCCTTTGTCTCGGTATAATGTCTCTTTGCTCTGTCATAATTGCTTTCACTCACATGTGGCGCAATCGGTTCAGAGTAGTACATCTTGCCTCTGCTCTTATCCATGTCACGCATATACTCCATGTCGTTGTAGTTTACCGGCATATGATAATATGGTGGCTCGGTGTATCTCCTGTAATCGTCTTTTGAATTTTCCATAGCTTCAACAATCAGATACTCCTTGTCAAATTCTACGATATTCTTAACAATCTCGGTAAAATCCTTTAAATCGTCAAGATTCTGTCCTTCAAAATTGTCAATTCCAATTCCGTCAACTTTAGCCTTGACGCATTCCATTATCTGTTTAGCCCATTTATGCATAATATTAAACCTCCTAACCTATACGATTTACTGTAATATTCGCATTTGCTACACTAATTTCCTGTGTAGATGTGTTTTTGACAGAAATTGCCTGACAGCATCCGCAAGGAAGCCATACATCCGTTGCCATAGACACATTGTTAAATGATTCTGTGGCTGTCGGTGTTGAAATTGCAAGTGTTGATAAATCCGGCTCGCCCTCTATTGCAATTGCAAGTGATATAGCTCCTGCCGTACCACCATCGGGAACGGCAATATTGCCATTAAATTCTACTCTGTACTTTGCTTTACAAGTATTGGTAGCGCCTTTAAGGTTAATTAATCCGCTCCCTGTTCTGTGCGAAATATATCCTTTATTGCATACAGATGTTGGCGCATCTGTAAATAATACATTCCCATTTACTGCAACTGTCTGTGTTGCAATGCTTGAAAATTCAGCCATTTTTATTACCTCTCTTTCATAAAATAAGAAACCACCAACCGATATTAGTTGATGGTTTCTAAATTTGATTATGCACAATAACTCATAGCATATTTCTTGACGATATTTTCAAAAATAGCTTTAAGTTGTGGTTTTTCAAAGATAATAGCAATTTTTGTTGTCTCATTCTTAATTGCTGTTTTGGTATTGCCCGCTTTCTCCATGCGCTTTTTCTTATTGTCCTGCAATCTCTTTAAGCTACAATGTGCAGTGGTTTCCAATTCTCCGTAGAGTTGATTGTAAAGTATCTGATAGTCAATTTTGCTCTTGATTGAAATTTCACGCACCCTTGCATTGATTTCAGCTTTCCAATCTCCGATAGGCTGTGTAAATATCTCTTTCATATTGTCAACAGTCTGCTCAACTTTATTTATCTGCTCCGCCTGTCGTTTCTGTTCAAGTTGTTGCTGTGCTACTGACTGAAAGATTGTGTTGAACATTTTAAGCTCGGGTGACAATTGGGATATATCAATAGCTTTTTGCTTTACTCTTTCCTCTACAGTTGTAAAATATTCCCTTGCCTGTTCCGCTTTCTCTGAATTACCTTTAACAGATAACTTCTTGGCAAAATGAGCAGTGAGCTTGTAATCTACCGCTTTGTTACCCTCGACATCAATGTCGAACCCCCAATAATCCTCATTTTCTGTAGCAAACTCATTATCTGTAATATTAGTTTTTGCCCACCTTGAAAACTGCCCTTGTGCCAGCCCTAAAAAGTCATACAACTTTCTAGCTGTTGTCATACCCTCGCTATCAATGTTAAGTGCAACTTCAATAGGTGTTCTCATATCTATTACATTGTTAATCGCATTCATTATGCCACACCGCCTCTCTCTGCCATTAAGTGTTTCAGCAACAGTTTCTCCATATCGCCTGTCATTGTCTTTACTCCCTCCGTTGCGGTCGGATTTTCGTCTAATAACTTACCATATACAAAACAGTTCAGATAGTTTAGTGTGCTATAATCTCCTGTTTCCAATAGATTGTCTACCATATTGCAGATGTTGTCGTGTACTCCATTCAGAAAATACCAATGCTTATCTATAGACTTCTGATACACCTTTTCGGCATACTTCCTTATTTCCTCTAGCTCAATGCTCGTTGGCATACGGTCTAATATCTTGATAATGTCATCCTTGACTTTTAATGTGTCATACTCACATCTAAGGCCATCTAGCTCCCTTTTAAGCTCTGCCTTTGTCATTTCATCAATACTCTTGCGTTCTAATTCCATAATATCTTATCCTTTCAAAAAATACTTGATTTTCCGAAAGAAACTGATAGAATAGATTTATCAATTCCTTTCGGAGTTGGGTTAGAGCGTTTATCACTTGTCGAGGGTGGGTAACGCTCTATTTTTTTAATGACCTTTGGTATTCACTTTCTATACCATTTCTAACAACATCAGATTTTGTTATGTTCAAGTTCTTTGAAGCAATTTCCAACTTCTTAACCATATCATCATCAATACGAACCCGAAGCATAGTATCTTTGCTATTGTCAGATTTTGGTCTGCCTTTTGTTGGCGACATCTTCTCACCTCGTTTCTTTTTGTCGCTACAATAAATATAATACTGTCGCTACAAAAAGTCAACCCCAAAATTCAAGTTTTTTAGAAAAATCAAATCTACAAATCATCAACTAATATTCGGTTTTCAATGTGCAAAAGGGCAAACATTATAGTCTGCCCTTTATCTTCCCGACATTTGTGTCGGTAACATCAAGTAATACTGCTTAGCAGACATAATCTCGACTAACTCTCGACTAAACTTGGACTAATCCTCGACTAAAAACGATTTTTAATCGGTTTAGATTGAGTTAAACTCAATTAAGATACTCAATTATTCATTTTTAGCAATTACAGCCGGTATTGCAACCGCAACCATAGTACGCATTTGGATTAGGTACTGTGTATGCCGGGATTGGTGCCGGGTTTACAGCATTGATAATCTGCTGTGTCTGTGCCGTCATTGCAGTAGTCAGAAGTGCATTTTGTCTATCCTGTGAAGCAGAAAGTTCAAGTTTCTGCACCTTATCTCTCAAATCCGCATTTTCCTTTGTACATAAGTAATCAAGAATAGCCCTTGTTCCTGCCTGCTGACTATCAATGATGTCTCTTGTGTTGCTATTCATTGTGTTTTGTAAAGCACAAGTGTTAGTTGCTAAGTTGTAATTAATTCCTTGGATGGCTTCTCTCGTCTCACAGCAGCAGTTAGCAAGCTGTGACTGTAAAGCGTTGGTATTCTGCATATTAGCAACTGTGTCAGCGTTTACTGCCTGTTGTATGCCATATCCGGTCTGCATGATATTTGTGTTGATACCATTAAAACCTGTGAGCATACTGTTGTTCATGGCATAAAAGCCGTCACAAAGTCCGTTGGAAATGCCATCTAACTTGCTGATAACTGCCTGATTGTCAAAACCTCTTTGTATAGCTGAATCAGTATAGCCTGCGCCGTTGCCATTTCCACCGAAACCGCCCCAGCCGTTGTTTCCCCAGCCAAAGATTAAGAGAATTACAATCCACCATGCACCATCGCCCCACATACCATCGTTATTACGATTATTGCCTGTTACTGCGGCAATATCTGCGAGACTAACTCCGTTTGAATTAAACATCTTGTTTACCTCCATTTATTTTATTAACAAATGGGATAACCGGTCATTATGTGCGCACAACCCAAAATGTCCTAATTCATCATTCCTTTAATATCATTAAGGTTTATTCCTTGCGTATTCATAAAATTACTTAAAATTTGTTCTGCTCCTTGTGTGTTTCCACTGTTTATCTGATTAAGCAAGTTTTTTGCCATAGGATTTCCACGCTGTGCCGACTGTTGTAAACAATTCATAGCCATTTGCTGTGGATTCCGAATTGACTTAAGTTGATTTATAGTTTGAATTAACTGCTGATTCATTCTTCATCACCGCCCTTACTTTGAGTTCTTGATGTTTTTCTCTGTGTTCCTAAAGATTTATCAAATCTATCTTCCAACTGTCCTATCTTCTCTGATAATTCCTCGAACTTATTCAGAAATAGCTGTGTACTTTCATCTGATAGGGTAAATTTAGCATTTTCTGTATTAGCCATAGAATTTAGTGCCTGACTATCTTTAGGGGCTGTATAAGGCTTATACACAATCGTATTAATGGTTCCGTCAGCATTCCAACCCTTGACATAAATTTCCGACATATCCTGTTTAGGGAAAAAAGCCATTGAGCCGTCCATAGGCACTTCATTGGCGTTAATATTTTCAACCGCTTGTACTATTCTTCCGTTAATGCCTGCTATCTGCTGTGGCATAGGCTGTTGATTCATCTGCATAGGCTGTTGCAAGCTCTGCTGATAATTTTGTAAAAAGTTCATTCTATCCATATACGGATTTTGAGATTGTATATAAGGATTATTTATCATAGGTGCCTGATAAGGATTGTTCATCTTCTTTGTCCTCCAAAACTTCCTCTATTGCTTTAATGACAAGGGATAATGTCATTAGGTCGATTTTTTGTAACTCACTTTTAGCAAATATTTGTTCTCTTACGATGTCGTCAAACATAACATCATCTCCTTATGCCTAAATTGTGGCATAAAAAAAGAGAAGAACATTTCCATGTTCTTCTCATATTTGTGTCATATAATGGCTTTTCTATATACAATTTTTACTACACACTTTTTGGGGTGGTTACTACACAGTTACTACACACTTTTCGCATTAAAATGCATTAAAATACATAGAATTTTATATTTTTTACGATTTTACGAAAACTCCGCAGACCCTTTATTTTCCTAGGATTGCGCCATTATTTACGAAATCGTATGGCACTCCTTGATATACATAATAATTAAGCCAATTGGAATAAAGTATATTGCCGTGCGATCGCCACTGTAAAAGCGGCTTTTGTGTATCATCATTATCCG